CCGCGACAACATCCGCGGCCTGTGGGAGTGGATCGACGGGAAGGCCTACTACGAGCCGGACATGTCCATCTCCGGGCTCACCGTCTTCACGCCCGGCGGCCGGGTCAAGGCCAGCTTCGGGGACTGGATCATCCGAGGGCGCGAGGGCAGGTTCTACGCCTGCAAGCCCGAGGTGTTCGCCGCGCTGTACGGCAACCCGAATGGTGCGGCGTGATGGATTTCCTCTGCGACCGCTGCACCCGCCCCACCCACATCTGCCCCTGCACCGACACCGAGGCCGCCCGCCGCGAAGTGCAACGCCGCCACCGCGACTCCGTCCGGTTGGCACGGGCACACGGTTGGGCTGGACACGCCCTCCCCGACCCGGCTGGCAGGAGGTGGGCAGCTTGAGCGCCGCCCGCAGGTTCGCCGTCGTACTGCCGACCCTGCTCGTCGCGCACAACGTCGCCGACCACATCGTGCAGACCGACCACCAAGCCGCAACGAAGACCACCAGCTGGGCCGCCATGGCCGGACACGTCGGCAGCTACCAGGCCACCCAGGCCGCCGCATTGGCTGCTGTCGCCGCGCTCACCGGTGAGCGGCTGTCCTGGCAGCGCGTCCTGCTCGGCAGCGCGTTCTCGGCCGCCACTCATGCGTTCCTTGACCGCCGGTGGCCGGTGCGGAAGACGCTGGAGGCGACGAGGTCACCGAACTTCGCGGACATGACCGCGCCGCTGCACGGCATGTACCTGGCCGACCAGGCGCTGCACCACGGCTGCCTGCTGGTGTCGGCCCTGCTGATCGCAGGGAGAGCCCGGTGACTGACCCGCTTGTGGCCCGACTGGCCGAAGTCCTCGTCGCAGCCCAACGCAGGCACCGCACCCGACGCGGCTGGGGCGCCTACACCACGCTCGCCATCCCGGACGGCCTGATCGACGAAATCGCCGCCGGCATCGCACCCGTGTTGCGCGACCTGGTGCGGGAAACCGTCAACGAGCAGCAGGAGGCGAAGGCGTGACCGCCGCGAGGACCCCAGCCCAGCGGGGCGCCTGGTCCCGCAACAAGGGCGCCAAAGCCGAACGGAACCTCGTCGCCTACCTCCGCCAGGTCGGATTCGGCGGGGCGGAGCGGGCCGTGCGCACCGGATACCGCACCACGACGCGCACCTCGGCCGACCCGGGTGACCTGACCGGCACCCCCGGCATCGTCTGGTCGATCAAGGACGTAGCCGAGGCCGAGGCGCGCAAGCCCTCCGTACTGGCGGGCTGGTTCGTCGAGCTCGACGCGATGGAGGGCACCGACGTCGTCCGGCTGCTGGTGCACAAGCGCAGCGGCTGCGTCGACCCCGGCCGCTGGTGGTGCTGGATGCGTCTCCGGACGCTGCTCGCCCTCGACGGCCACGAGCGGCTGTCGACCCCCTACGAGGTGCCGGTGCGCATGGATCTGGGCGACGTCGTGCTGTTCCTGCACGCGGCCGGGTACGGCGACCAGGCCGAGGTGGCGTCGTGAACGCCCTCAGGGGCCGTCAGAGCACCCACCCCCAGCCCCGTAACCCTCGGACGCCACCACAAACGCCCCACGACGCACTCAGACGGCAGCAATGCGCAACCAGAAGCAACCTGGTTCGCCACCCTGCGCCAAACCCCACCCAAACCCGCGCCACGACGAGCAACCCTGCGCACCCGAGCCACCACCGAAACCCTCACCGGATGCGCCGGGATCGCCCTCCTCTGGCCCGGACTGCTCATGCCGTCCTGGTGGCTCGCCGCAGCAGGCATGACCGCCCTCGTCGCCTGGGCCGTCATGTACATCAACGACGCCGGGAGAACCCCATGACCGAGCGCTTCCCCTTCGACGACTACCCGCCCGCCGAGAAGCCCCAAGGCGCTGTGAACCCGCTGCACGGATGGAAGCGCTTCACGAGGTCGCTACCCCGCGTCCACGCCTACCAGCTGCCCGGTTACGGGGTGACCTACCGGTCGCTGCAGCGGTTCATTCACGCCCGCGGACGGTGTGTGCTCGCCCGCGGTCCGGTCATGGACGACGGCCGACGACTCTGGAAGTGCTCCTGGTGCGGTCACCGGATCGCCGAGCCAGCCCCGTTCCCGGTCGTGATCCCGTGACCCGCCCCCTCCGCGTCACCCTCTACACCGCCGGAGCCCTCGGTGTCCTCGCCACCGCATGGCTCCTCATCGTCGGAGCAGCCGTCACCGCCCAACTCATCTGGTGGTGGCTCACATGACCACCCCGAACGGAGACCCAGTGACCGACCACCTGGAGCAGGCCGCCGCCAAGAACATCGAGCTTGCCCACCGGCTGACATCGAGGAACGCGAACGAGGCCGTGACGGCGGAGGAGGCCGCGCAGCACATGACCTACCTCGCCGGTCTCATCCGCGGCGGAGCGGTGCGGGCGCTGCCGGGGCGCTGCGGAGCAGAGGGGATGGCCCTGCTCGTCGGAGAGGCCCCGTACTGCGCGCTCCGTGCCGGCCACGCGGGCTGGCACGAGGACGAGGACGGGTGCAGCTGGGGCGAGGTGGACGAACTGCGCGACCAAGCGAAGCTGAGCCAGGAGAAGGAACGCCTGATCATCGAGCAGCGCGACGCGCTCCTACGGGCAGCACGGGCGTTCCTCGACAACCCCAGCAGCGGTCTCGCGGTGCACGGCCTGCGCGAGGTCGTCGAGCGGGTCGAGGCCGAGAAGTGAGAAGGGCCCTCGCCGCGCTTGGCTTCGCGACGAGGGCCCAGCTACGCGCAAATGACAGTGACGGGTCATCAGGGAGCGACGCAGCGAAGCGGATCGTACCCCCGGAGGCTGATCTTGTCCGACATTGACACGCCACATCGGCCGGAATCGGCCTCAACCGACGGTTGCGCCGTCTGCTCCGCCCCAACCGGCGACGGCGCCCGCATCTGCCGCACGCACTCCGATGGCCTCCTCAGCGACCTCCAAGCCGTCCCCGACCTCGTCGCCGAACTGGAGGTCACCCGCACCCGCCAGTCCCGCATCACCGCCGGCAAACACGGCGGACGCAGCGCCGAGAGGCCGTTGCCGTGGAACGAGCACACCGCGCAGGTCGCCACCGACCTCAACACCACCGTCAACGCGTGGGCGTTGGACACCAGCCGACTCGGGGAGGACGAGCGGGACCTCCTCGCCGAACACCACTACAGCGACACCGCAGCCGCCGCCTCCTGGCTCGCCCGCAACATCCGCACCCTCCGACAGCACTCCGAGGCCGGGCAGGCGTGGGATGAGCTCACCAACGCCATCCGGGAGGCGCGGAGGGCCGTCGACCGGCCGTTAGAGCGCGTGTTCGCCGGACCATGCGGAGCCCCCGACGACGCCGGGTTCGCCTGCAAGGAAGACCTGTACGCCGCCCCCGGGAAGACCACCGTCACCTGCAAGAGCTGCGGCAACCACCACGACATGGCCCAACGTCGCGAATGGATGCTGTCCATCATCGAAGACCAGGTCGCCTACAGCGGCCTCCTCGCCGGGCTCGTCTCAAACCTCGGCGTCCAGATCGGATCGTCGACCATCCGCCGGTATGCCTCCGCCGGGCGCATCAAGGTCATCTCCGTCGACGCCAAGCGCAGGCCGCTGTACCGCATCGGGGACGTGCTGGACGTGTTCCTCAAGCGAGCCGCATGATGTCCTGTGTGACCGAACCGAGCAGCGACCAGCCCTTGCTGATCGTGGCTGACAACTACCGGCTCGCCTGCCACTACGCCACCGAGCACGACCTCGGGCGCGAAGGGCGCAACTGGCGCTACGTGAGCCGAATCGAGCAGGTGCGCGGCATGCGTGGCGGCCGGTACGCGACCATCACGCTCGGATCCCGGGGCCACGCCACCGGCCGTGTGGCGATGTGGGAGCTCAGCCGCGAGCTGCGCAGGCGTGGGTTCGAGCCGGTGTAGCGCCCGGCGCCTACCACTGAACCCCTGACTTGACAAGAGCCGTAGGTGAACAGCAAGATCCCTATGATTACGCAAGAGCTGGCCCCGGAGACCACGGTCCCGGGGCCCTCTGCATGTCAGGGGGTCTGCGTGCCCGCACTCCACATCGTCGGAGCCGACGGCCACCGATACCCCACCCCCGACATCCCCACCATCGACACACACCTCACAAGCCTCGCCGCCCAACTGCGCCCCAACCAACCGATAGCGCCAGTACGGCGGCGAAACATCCAAGCAACAGTCGATCGGCTCCTCGAGGCCAGGTCGCTGCTGCAGCAACTGCAAGACGCGTGACCCTGCCGAAGTGGTGGGGGCTCGCGCTCACCCTCACCCTGCTCATCGCAGTGTGCGCATGGGTGATGGTGCGGTTCTGGCCGTAGATGGCAGGAGGCCGCCATGGCCATCTGGCTCAAACGCTTCCACCTCACGATGATGATCGCGTGGGCCGCGCTGGCCATCCCCGGGATCCTGTGGTGGAAAGAGTCCATCCTGTTCGTGATCATCCTCAGCCTGTACGCCAACTTCGCCGGCGAGTTCGCCGCCTACCAGGCCAGCCGCGCCGAAGAGAAACAGGACGAGGACTGAGGAGACCGCCGTGGGCAAGCTCGAGAAGGTCCCCGGCGTCCAGAACTGGATCGACAAGCTCCCAGCCGGCCTCAAGGCCCAATGGCACCGATCGATCATCTACCGCGCCGCGGTGCACATGCACCAGGAGCGTGGGATGCCAGTCGGCATGGCCATCGCCTCAGCGATCAACTGGTGCAAGCACATCGCCGCCACCGGGGACGTCAAGCAGTGGCCCGGACCCCAGAGCGTCAACCCGAAGTCCCGCGCGGAGTGCGTCGCAGCGCTCGCCACCTGGGAAGCCATGAAGGCGTCCGCGCGAGCCTCCCGGAAGAGCTGAGCGTGGCCTCTGGCCAATGGCAGGGCAGCACCCGCCGCCAGACGCTCGGCAAGGACTACTTCCGCAACCGGGCCATCGTCATGCGCCGCGACCAGCGCCAGTGCCAGATCCGCGACCCTGGCTGCATCGGCACCGCGAACCAGTGCGACCACATCGGCGACCGACTCGACCACCGCCCGGAGAACATGCGGGCCGCCTGCGAGCCGTGCCACCAACGCCGCTCATCCGGGCAAGGCGGAGCAGCCGCCGGACGGGCCGCCCGCACACGGGCCGCCTCCCGCAACCGTCCACAAGAGTCACACCCCGGCCTCGTGCCACAACCCGCCGCGCCTGAGCGGCCAGCCGCTCCCGGAGGGAGAACACGATGAAGGTCACGCTCACCCGCCGTTGGGGCCCGTACCGGGCCGGCAAGCAGGTCGACGTCGACGACGTCCAGGGTGCTTGGCTTGTCCAGCACAACTACGCCGAGTCCACCCCCGAGGTCCAGGCGCCGGAGCAGCCAGCCGCCGCTGAGGGCGCCCATGGTGCGGACCCGCTCGCCGGTGGTGACGCGACCCGCCGTCGCCCCCGCGTACCCCGCAAGGCGTACGACCCGGACGTGAACCGTGCCCTCGCCGGTGAGGGTGTCCCGCCCACCTACCGGGCTGGCCACTCGGGCCCGGGCAGCAAGCCTGCTGGTGACCCCGCCCTGGACCAGCCCGCCGACAAGAAGCCCGCCAGGCACCGGAGCAAGTCCGAGTCCTGACGGGACCCACCCGCCTGGCAGGGGTAGGCGGGCCATGGGTGGGTGGGTGCAGTACCACCACCTACCTAGCCCGCCCCTCCCAGGCCCTGCCACCCAGCCCGCACACCCACAGCGGGACAGGCACACAGCCACCTCGACCATCACGAGGTCGAGCACCTCGAACACTGCACAGCGCATGCGCACACGCACACAGCTGCACACGTTGACGTACGCGACGAGCTGCACGCAGGTACCGAAGTGGTAGCCGACGCAGGCACCAGCTCACCACGTTGCACAAGCAGCAACGCGCAGGTCGACAGCAACCACACGACGTGAGTGCAGCACGTCGTGAAGCACACATGAGCAGCACGACGAGCTCGCGCACAACGCAGCAGCACAAGCACGCAGAGCACAACGAACAGCACGCACATCACGACGACGTAGCCCCGCGCTCGAGCCCAGCGCACCAGGCCAGCCAGCCCGAGGTCACAGCCAGTGACGGAGGGTGGGGGAGGCCCCCGACACCGTCGGCCCCCTACCGGTTCGCCATAGCGCCTCCGGCTGTGCGTGCCTCTGATCGGCTTTCCAACTACCGACAGTGACATCCAGGCTGGAGGCCCTCGTGTCCACTCCGAAGGCCCCCGCCAAGCTCGGACCTCAGGGCCGCGCGCTCTGGAACTCGATCATCCCGCAGTACGAACTGCGCCCCGACGAGATGCGGGTGCTCGCTGACGCGTGCCGCGAGGCTGACCTGATCGAGCGCCTGCACGACGAGCTGGCCGTCTCCGACCTCATCACCCGCGGGTCGATGGGCCAGGAGGTCGCGTCGCCACACGTGAGCGAGATCCGGCAGCACCGCACCGTTCTGGCGAACCTGCTCAAGACCCTCAAGATCCCCGACACCCCCGCTGGTTCGGCGCGGAAGCGCGCCCAGACCTCGGAGGCCGCCCGCTCGGCCGCTCGCGCCCGGTGGGGCAGTGGCGCGGGTGCGTGATGCAGCGCCCTCCGCTCGCTGCTGACGGGCTCCCGGTCGGGATGCCTGACCAGTACGGCATCACGACGCTCGGCTGGGGTGTGCTGGCGTGGGCGGAGGAGTTCCTGGCCCAGCCGGACGGTGCGAACGCCGGCGAGGCGTGGCGGTGGACCGGCACGCAGGCGCGGATCGTGGCCTGGTGGTACGCCGTCGACGACCGCGGGAAATGGCTGTACCGCCGAGGTCAGGTGGTGCTGCCGAAGGGATCCGGGAAGTCGCCCCTGGCGGCAGCGTTGTGCTGCTGCGAGCTGGCCGGCGAGGTGCTGTTCGACGGGTTCGACGCCTCCGGTGAGGCAGTGGGGCGGCCGCACCCTTCGCCGCACGTGCAGCTGGCCGCGGTGTCCGAGCAGCAGACGGACAACACGATGTCGCTGGTGCTGGCGATGCTCCGCGAGGGCGCAGCGGCGAGCGAGATCCCCGGCCTGGACCTGGGTGTGACCCGCGTGCGGACCCGGAACGGGATCCTGATGCCTGTCACCGCCTCGGCGAGCTCGCGGGAGGGGCAGCGGCTCACGGCCGCGATCCTGGACGAGCCGCACCTGTGGACCGCCACCAACGGCGGGATCCGGTTGGCTGCGACGCTGCGACGCAACCTGGGCAAGATGAACGGCCGCTCGATCGAGACCACGAACGCCTGGGTACCCGGCGAGGACACCGTCGCCGAGCTCACCTCGGTGTACGCGGACAAGGTCGCAGAGCAGGCCGCGGACGGCCAGGCCCGGGTGCTTGAGGAGGGTGTACTCCGATTCCACCCGAAGGCGCACGTGCCGTCGCTCGCGGACGGTGACGCGTTGCGGGCGGGGCTGGAGAGCCTCTACCGGGACAGCCCGTGGATCGATATCGACCGCATCATGGCCGAGGTGCTCGACCCGGCCACGCACCCGTCCGACGCACGCCGCTTCTACCTCAACGCCGTGGTCAGTGCGGATGACGCGCTGGTCACCGCCGAGGAGTGGGAGGTCTGCTACCTCGACGACGTGCTCGAGCCGGGTGAGGAGATCACGCTCGGGTTCGACGGGTCGAAGAGCGACGACTCGACGGTGCTGGTTGCGATGCGGGTGCATGACCGGTTCGCCACGGTCGTGGGCGCTTCGGAGAAGCCGGAGCGTTCGGTCGGCTGGGAGGTCGACCGGGAGTTCTTCGACGGCCTGGTGGCGTCGATGTTCGCGCAGTACCGCGTCGTCGGCTTCTACAGCGACGTGGCGCATTTCGAGTCGTACGTGGATCGGTGGTCCGCGGAGTACGGGTCGGGGCTGCTCTCCGCGGCGACCCCGAAGTCGGCGGTCGGGTGGGACATGCGCGGGCGTCTGGCGCAGCTCACTGCGGCTACGGAGCGTTTGGTGGCCGGGATCCAGGACGGCAGCCTCCGCCACGACGGTGGTGGGTTGCTGCGCCGGCATGTGCTCAACGCGCGGCGGCGCCCGAATCGGTGGGGCATCAGCTTCGGTAAGGAACGGCGCGACAGCCCCCGCAAGGTGGACGCGTTCGCGGCCCTGCAGCTCGCGGACATGGCCCGCGCCGACGTCATCGCAGTGACCAGCAAGCAGCGACAGCGATCCGGCCGGGTCTGGTAGGAGGAACACGTGGCTACGCACTCCGTGGCGGGCGCCCAGGTGGGCGTGCACAACCTGGCGCTGTCAGCAGGCGTAGAGGAGATCGTCCAGTTCTCCGAGGACGTCGAGCAGGTGGAGGTCACCCAGGTCACGGGCGCCGCGCCGGTGTACTTCTCCACGGACGGCTCGGCAGCCGAGGTGCCCACCGCGGGTGCCCCGTCGGCGTGCTACAGCACGCTCACGACGCTGGCACCGGTGGCGTTGGACCCCCGCACGTGGCAGTCGACCAGCATCCGGCTGATCTGTTCGGCCTCCGCGACCGTCTCTGTTGTGAGGGCCTGATATGGGCATCTCGCGGCGTTACTCGCTCGGCGGTTCGTCCGGCTCGGTGGAGGTCGGGGTCGGGGACGTCGAGGGCTTGCAGGACGAGCTGGACGACAAGGCCGACACCGTGCACACGCACGCGGGAACCGACCTCACCTCCGACGTCGCCATCGCCAACATCCCGACGGGTACGAGTGGCACCACGGTCGCGCTCGGGAACCACACGCACGCCATCGCCAATGTCGTCAACCTGCAGACCACTCTGAACGGGAAGCAGGACACGCTCGCGGCCGGGGTTGTCATGACCGGCACCGCGTCGGCGGTCGAGGACGTGGCGGCCGCGCCCACCATGGAGGAGTTCAACGGCCTCCTCGCCGCCCTCCGCGTCCGCGGTGTCATCTCCTGATCAGCACCCCTTTCACTGCGCCGACCGCCGATCATCTCGCCGAAGGGGGATGAGTGATGCTTTCCCCCGAAGCCGCCCGCAAGCTCGTGAAGGACACCCTGTTCCCCGGGTGGGAGACGGAGCGCGAGCGGCTCGACCGGATCGACCGCTGGTACCGGTGGGAGCAGGACCGCATCCAGTTGCCCCGGAAGGCGACGTTGGAACACCGGCAGCTCGCGGAGCTGTCGAAGGTGCCGTGGCTGTCGCTGGTGGTCACCGCGACCGCCCAGGCGATGTATGTGGACGGGTACCGCTCGGAGCTGGATCCGGAGGGTTCCACGGACGACGCGGAGAACCCGTCGGAGCTGTCCCCGCCGTGGCGGTCGTGGCTGGCGAACGGGATGGACCGCCGTCAGGTTGCGGTGCACCGGGCGATGCTGGCCTACGGCTACAGCTACGTGAAAGTGCTGCCGGGTGAGGACCCGATGACGGGTCGCGAGCAGTCAGTGATCCGCGGTGTGTCGCCTCGGAAGATGTTCTCGGTGTGGGAAGACGCCGCCGAGGACGACTGGCCGCAGTACGCGATGCAGGTCGTCGAGTCCACGAAGAACGGCGAGCACCTGGTGAAGGTGTTCGACGACGAGGGCGTGCACTCGCTGCGGGTGGACACGACCGGCTCCGAGGTCGCTTACCTGGACGGCCCGGAGAGCCATGACGCCGGGGTGTGCCCGGTGGTTCGCTACGCGAACATGCTGGACCTGGACGGGCGCACGCCGGGGGAGATCGAGCCGCACATCCCGATCGCCGCGCGGATCAACAAAACCGCTTACGACCGGATGCTCACCCAGCATTTCAACTCCTGGAAGGTCCGTACCATCGCGGGCTTGCAGGAACCGGAGACTCCCGAGGACGCGGAGCGCAAGCGGCTGCAGGTCCGCCAGGACGACATCCTGATCGCTGAGGACGCCGACACGAAGTTCGGGAGCCTGGACGAGACCCCGCTCGAAGGGTTCATCGCCGCGCACCGGGCTGACGTGGAGACCCTGGCGGCAGTGACGCAGACTCCGACGCACGAGCTGACCGGGCAGATGGCGAACCTGTCGGCGGAAGCGCTCGCCGCCGCGCGGGCGTCGCTGAACCAGAAGGTCACCGAGCGGCAGAAGTCGGCCGGCGCCTCGCACGCGCAGGTGCTGCGCCTGGCCGCGGCGCTCGAAGGCGACGAGGCCTACGCCGGGGACGTGTCGGGCCGTGTGACGTGGCAGGACATGGAGATCCGGTCGATGTCCCAGGCGGCGGATGCGCTGGGCAAGATGGCAACCCAGCTCGGCGTTCCGCCTACGGCCCTCTGGGCGTTGGTGCCGGGTATCGAGAAGACCGACGTCGCCGAGTGGGTCCGCCTCGCGGAAGCAGGAGACCCCATCACGAAGATGCAGCAGCAGTTGGAGCGGCAACGCGTCACTTCGGAGATCGCAGCCCGCGCCGCTGCCCGCCCGGAACCCCCGCAGCAGCAGAACGGCCAGCGACCGGCTCGCGATGGCGTCGACGCCTGAGGGCCGCCGCCTCACCGAGGCGCACCGGCTCGCACAACAGCAGGTGCGCGACGACTTCCTCGCGGAGTTCATCGCACTGTGGGCGCTGCTGGACTCCGCCCGCCTGGACGAGACCGGACCGGGCTGGATTCAGGCCGTGACCAGGGCGGTTCGTGGGTTCCGCCGGGAGTCCGCCGCAGTGGCCACCCAGTACTTCTGGGAGTTCGACGCGGTCGAGGCTCCGAGCTCAACCCCCCAGCCGCGGGTGGACTGGGCCGAGGCGGAGCAGGGCACGTCTCGTCCGGGTGGTCCTGTCTCGCCCCCTTCGGCTCCGAACACGGGCCGCCCGCCGCGCCGCACCAACGGGGTACGGCGCCAGCGAACGTCCCGCGATCTGGATCGGGTGCTGGAGCGGTCCGGGATCCGCTTCGACCTCGACGAGCCCGCGTCCCGCCCTCGTGGCGAGCGGCGGACGCGCATTGAGTTCGAGGTGCCGGAGCTGGACGAGGACCGCCACGACCGGGCCACCGAGGTGTCCCTGATCGTTACCGGGCCTGTCGGGCAGAAGTCCAAGCGCGGCCGCGGGAAGACCGAGCAGGTCGCACGGGACGAGTCCTTCGTCGAGGCGTCCGGTGCTGCGTCGCGGCAGGTACTCACCGGTGGCCGTCAGAGCCTGCTGCGGCTGATCGATGAAGACACCCGCCTGCTCGGCTACATCCGAGTCTCTGACGGCGACCCGTGTGCGTTCTGCGCCATGTTGATCAGCCGGGGTCCGGTGTATCGAACGCCGAACCGGGCGTCCTTTCAGGCCCACGACCACTGCGCGTGCACCGCGGAGCCGGTCTACACCACCGACACGCTTTGGCCGGGTCGAGCTCGGGAGTTCCAGAAGCTGTGGAACGAGCACATCCGAAACCGCCACTCGGGTGCGGATGCCCGCCGTGAGTGGCGGCGGCTGTACGAACGCCTGCAGCGCGAGCAGCGGCGCCAGCAGATCGCTTAGGTCGCCGGCGGTGGCGGTCCGCCGTAGGCCTGGTGGTAGCGGAACTGCCACGCGTCGTAGTCGCGGGCGTACTGCTCCTTCTCTGCCTCGTAGCGCTTGCGCTCCTGCTCGTTGGCGGCGGACGCGTTCATCCCAGCCATGCCCCAGATGAGCAGCCAGAACCCGAGCGTGATGACGCTCAGGAGCAGGTGCAGGACGTGCTGAGGCTGATGCACCCGTGGTTCGCGCGGTGGTGTCGGGGGCGGTCCGACGAACACCGGCTGGCTATGCGGCGGCTGCGTCACGTGCCTCAGTTCGTCGCCGGCGTGCGCCTTGTTACGCCGCCCTCATGGCTTCCTCCTGACCAGGAGGTTTGCGCCCCGTCACCGCAACGGTGCGGGGTGTTCGCAGTGCCCCGCAACGGGGCCATCGCAGGAGGCCGCAATGGCTGACAAGCAGGACCAGAACGACGAGCTCGGCGACATCAGCAACGACGAGGCGGAGCAGCTGCTCGCCGACGCCGGGGATGCCGACGAGAAGAAGGACACCCGCGAGGCCGCAACGGACGAGCGGGATTGGAAGGCCGAGGCCGAGCGCTGGAAGAAGCTTTCCCGGCAGAACGAGAAGGCCGCGGCCGACCGTGCGGCGAAGCTCAAGCAGTACGAGGACGAGGGCAAGTCGGAGTCGCAGCGCCTGCAAGAGGAGCGCGACTCGCACAAGACCCGCGCCGAGAAGGCCGAGATCGCACTGCGTAAGCGTGAGATCGCCGAGGAGCACGCTCCGGAGCACGCCACGGTCGCGCAGATCAAAGCAGTCGCCCGCCGCCTGTCCGGCGACGACGACGACTCGCTCGAGGCCGACGCGAAGGAGCTGTTCGAGCTCATCGCGCCGGAGCCGAAGGCGCCGAAGACCCCGTCCCGCCCGAAGGAACGCCTCAAGGGCGGTTCTGAGCCGGACGAAGACCCGGAGCCCACGGACCCACGCAAGCTCGCCGACCTCATTCCGAGGCGGCGCTGAGAAACCCACCGCACGGCTCGCCACGGGCCGCCTGCGGGCCGATCTACGACCTCTAGGAGGTTCCCGTGGCGAACTCTTTCATCAAGGCGGAGAAGATCGCCGCCCAGTCCCTCGGCCTGTTGGAGCGGGAGATCATCCTCCCGGCTCTGGTGTGGCGCGACGCGGGCGGTTCGTTCCAGGGCGCGGCCGGTGACACCATCTCGATCCGGGTGCCGGCCCGCACCCAGGCCCGGACCCGTCAGCTGCGCGGCGCTCGGTCGGATTCCAACGGCGTCGCCGGCATCATCACGATGGACGAGCTGACCGAGACCAAGGTCGACGTCACGCTCGACACCGCGGTCTACAACGCCGTGCCGATCACGGACGAGGAGCTGTCGCTCGACATCTCCGACTTCGGTTCGCAGATCGCCGAGCCGCAGGTGCGCGCGGTCGCGGAGGGCATCGAGAACGCGGTGGCCGCCGAGATGACTGGCGCGTCCTACGCGACCACGATCACGGTGTCCACCACGGACCCCTACGACAGCGTGGTCGATGCCCGCGTGGCCCTGAACAAGGCCAACGTGCCCCAGAGCGAGCGTGTGCTCGTCGTGGGTGCCGACCTCGAGGGAATCTTCCTCAAGTCGGACGAGCTGCACCAGGCCGACAAGGCCGGGTCGGACTCGGCCCTGCGCGACGCCGTCATCGGGCGGATCGCCGGGTTCAACCAGGTGGTCGTGTCCAACGCGCTGCCCAGCAACGTCGGCTTCGCGTTCCACCGCACCGCCTACGTGCTGGGCATGCGTGCCCCCTCGGTGCCGGACGGCGCCACCTACGGTGCGTCGCGGTCGGCCTTCGGCCTGGCGATGCGTTGGATCCGGGACTACGACTTCCGGAACGTGCAGGACCGGTCGCTGTTCGACACCTACATCGGCACCAACGTCGTCGCCGATGGCGAGTCGTCCGCCGAGGTCCAGTCGGTGACCGTCACGGCCACCGAGGGCACCTTCACGCTGACCTACAAGGGTCAGACCACCGCGGGCATCGCGTTCAACGCGGCAGCCTCCGCGGTGCAGTCGGCGATCACCGGACTGACCACGGTCGGCTCCGGAAACGCCACGGTGTCCGGCTCGACGGGCGGCCCGTACACGGTCACCTTCGGCGCCGGCCTGGGCAACGTCGATCAGATGCAGGCCAGCGGCGCCACGGTGGCCACCACCACCGGCGGTACGCCTTCGCTGGTCCGCGCGGTCAAGCTCGTTCTGGCCTGATCGATGCGCCCGCTCGCGACGGTCCCTGAGCTCGAGGCCCGTCTCGGGCGGGGACTCGAAGCCGCCGAACTCGAACGCGGCATCGCGCTGCTCGACGACGCCTCCGCCCTCGTGCGGGACGTCGCCGGCCGCACCTGGATCGACCCCGACACCGGTCAACTCGACGCGGTGCCGGGGTCGATCCGGTGGGTGGTGCTCCGCGCCGCCGAGCGCGCCATGCGCAACCCGCAAGGGTTCTCCTCTGAGTCCGCAGGTGATTACTCCTACCAGCGCACCGGCGTCGAACCGGGCGTCTACCTCACCGAAGGCGAGGAACGGGCGATCCGGCGGGCGCTGGGCAAGACCGGGCTGTGGACGCAGCCGGTCACCCGCGGCGACGCGCACCTGCACACCGTGTGGGGGGAGGACCAGTTCGGCGCGGAGCTGTTCCCCCTCGACGTCTACCGAGACACCTACTGAGCGGCGGCGGGCCATGTCGATTCTGCTGGATCACGGCCCGCACGCCGTGAAGATCTGGATCGAGGAGGAGGCCACCGACTCCCGCGGCAACAAGATCCGACGCCCCGCGGACGACCCGGTGACGGTGACCGGGTGCCTGGTACAACCGATCAGTTCAGCACGGGGCGCGTTCCCCGCGCTGGATGTCAGCCAGGGGCAGAACGTGACCGCCGCCTGGCGCCTGATCGCCCGCGAGGCCCCGCTGGGCTGGTGGTCGAGGGTCGAGTTCGAGGGCAAGACGCTGACGGTCCTCGGCGGGCCGCTGGTCCACAACTCCTCTGCCGGTACCCGGCACATCTCCGCAACCCTGCAAGAGGAGCGCTGAGATGGCCGAGATCTATGCCTTCGCCACTGACGAGTTCTTCGCCAAGCTCGACGGGGTCCGGGGTGAGCTGCGGCGCACGGCGCACGCTGGTGGTGCTCGCGCTGAGGCAGTTCTGAGTGCGCATCGTGCTGAGGGGCATTCCCGGATCACTGTCACCGAGGGCGACAGCCTCGACTGGTTCGTCAACCTCGACGACTCTCGCGGCGACCGGGCTGCTGCTGCCATCGAGTACGGCCGCAGCGGTGGTAAGCGGGGGGTCACCTCCGGGGTTCACGCCCTGCGGTCGGCCTTCTAATGACCGCCCCGGAGCGGTTCTCGGTCGACTACCTCGACGTGCTGTTGGAGCTGCTCCGCGCGGACCTGCCGGGCGTCGAGGTGATGACCCGCATCCCCGACCACCTTCCCAACTACCTGCCGCTGGTGGTGATCCGCCGCGTCGGTGGTGACAGCCCCGCACCGGAGTTCTACGACATTCCGTGGATCAACGTGCAGTGCTGGGCCGACGAGAACCGGGTGGCCGGTATCGACGCCTACCGGGCTGCGTTCAACCTCGCCGACGACGTGCGGCGTTCGCTCTGGACGGCTTACCGAACCCAGCGCGTCATCGACGGCAAGGGCTGGATCGGCGCGATCCGCGAGTCGTCGGCCCCGCAGGAGATCTCCGACGGGGACTTGCCGTTCCTCGGCCGTTACGCGGCCACCTACGAGCTCCGGATCCGATCCGCAGCTTGATCCCCGCACGGCCTGCCACGGGCCGCCTGCGGTCGCTCCCTCACCCTAGGAGGTACCCGTGGCGCTGACTGACTCCGCTGTGCTCATTCCGGGCACCGGCGAACTGTGGATCGCCCCGGCTGAGACGGTGATGCCGGCCAGTCTCACCGCCCCTGCCACGCCGTGGGAGAACCTCGGGCATACCTCGCGCGAGGACGGCCTCACGATCACTCGTGACGGCGGTGACTCCGAGGTCATCGGTACCTGGCAGAACCCGACGATGCGGGAGCGGCGCGAGCCGACCTCGTTTGCGATCACCGCGTTCCTGCACCAGGTCGACAACACTGTGCTGGAGATGTACTTCGGCCCCGGCGACATCTCCGAGGACGGGCAGTTCGGCGTCACCTCTTCAACGGCGACGACCGCGAAGGCGCTCTACGTCCGGATCATCGACGGCGAGAACGAGGCCGGGCTGTACGTGCCGCGCGTGTCGATCTCCTCGGAGGACGACATGGAGGTCGATGTCGAGGGCTTCCTGGCCTTCCCGGTCCGGATGACGGTCCTGCAGGTGTCGGGCTCCAACCTGATGACCTGGGTCGGGCCCGAGCTCGGCACCCCTGCCGGCTGATCGAACGGCGGGCGGCCTTCCCTCCCGGACCGGGCCGCCCGCCGTTCCCCTGTTCGCCAGGTCCGGGAGAGGAGAGGTCCGGGAGACCATGACCACGAAGAAGGACGAGCCCTCGCTCGTCGACCAGCTCGCCGACGAGGTCAAGACCAAGACCGCGTTCCCGCCCGGCGCGCCGGAGCTCAAGGTGATGCTGGCGATCCAGCCGCGCAGCCGCCGGGCCGCGTTCAAGCGTCGTTACGCCGAGGTCGCCGAGGCCTCCACTGGGGTGCGCAAGCTCGAGTCCGAGACGAACAAGATCAAGGACACCGACGAGCGCAAGCCGGCCGCGCAGCTGCGACTGTGGGCCGAGGCCGACGACCTCTACCAGCACATCATCGACATGCTGCGGATCGCGGCCGTCGACGAGGAGAAGTTCGACGTCTGGGCCGACGAGGTGTCAGACGAGGATCTCAACGCCACGTTCGCCGCCTACCAGGAGCGCGCACAGCCGGGGGAAGCGCCCAGCTCGACGAGCTGATCGAGGAGCACGGGCAGGCCCTGCTGTACGACCTGCAGCGCCTCGGAGTTGACCTCCGGGACCTGTTCCGGCCGGACAGCGGGGTCACCCCTCGATACGTGCTCTGGCTCGTCGGGCAACTGCCCCAGGACTCCGCGTTCGCCGCATCGGTGCGAGGTGGGGCCGAGTTCCGGCCCTGGACCTCGGAGATGTACGTGCTCACCGCTGTAGCGAACCTGCTCAATGCGGCCAACCGGCAGCGCGCGGGGAAGAAGACACGCGAGCCGCTGATCAAGCCGCCGGCGTCGAAGAAACGCAAGCCGCGGGTGCTGAGTGTCGCTCAGATCGCCGCACGCCAGCGGGCCGCCCGCAACAACTGATCACGAACCCGGGGGTGCCTTGTGTCGTCTCCGGGTGGTCGGGAAGTCGGCCGTGTCAGCGTAAGGGTCTTGCCGGACACGGCCGGATTCCGCAGGGACCTCAAGCGCGCCGTAGACGCGGCCGAGGCCGGCCTCAAGGTCGAGATTCCGGTCGAGTTCGACGTCGACACCGCCGGCCTGCGCGCGCAGCTCGAGGGCATCAAGGCCAAGGTCACCATTCCGGTCGACCTGGACCTGGACACTGCCGGCCTGCGTGCGCAGCTGGCCGCCCTGGACAACTCGCGGGTCAGCATCCCGGTCGACCTGAACCTGCAGGACGTCGGCCGGCTGGAGTCCACGCTCGCGCGCCTGCGCAGCAAGACCATCCGGCTCAACGTCAAGGCCAACGGCGTCAGCCAGGCGATCGCCCAGCTCACCGCCCTGGACGCGGTGATCCGCCGCGTCGACGGCCGCCGGATCAACGTGCACGTCGACGTCGACGCCGCCGCGGCTGCTGCACAGATCGCTGCGCTCGAGGCCGCGCTCGCAGGCCTGAGCGGCTCGATCGGCTCGATCGGCTCGTCCGGTGGCCAGGCGATGCAGGGCATGCAGCGAGGGGCACTACAGGCCGCAGGCGCGCTAGTCCTCATCCCACCTCTCGCCGCCGCGGTCGCGGTCGCGGGCGCGGGTATCACGGCGGCCTACGGCGCGGCCGCTACCGCGGTAGCGGCGATCCCGGCGGCGATCGCGCTCATCGCCGGGCCGGTCGCGGCCGTGGCTACCGGTCTGGACGGGATCAAGCGGGCCGCCGCGACGATCAAGCCGGAGTTCGACGCGATGAAGGCCGCGGTCTCGGCGACCTTCGAGCAGGGCCTGATTCCGGTCTTCGATCGGTTGGCCGACACTTTCCCGCGGCTGACCAACGGGATGCAGGGCACCGCGGTCTCGCTGTCCGACATCGGGATGCGGCTGGCCGAGATGCTGGCCTCCGAGCCGGGTCTGGATCGCATCGATCTGCTCTTCGCCAACATCAACAAGACGCTTGGCGACATGTCGCCTGGCATCGCGGCGGCGGTCGACGGCTTCCTGATCATGGGCAGCCAGTCCGGCGCGTTCGACGTGCTGTCCAGCGCGGTCAACACCTTCGGGCAGGCGTTCCGCTCCTCGGTGATCGAGACCGTTAGCGACGGCACCCTCGCCGGGGCGATGAACGGGCTCGAGCAGCTGCTCGACAACCTAGCGCTGGCCTTCGTCGGCGCGGTCGAGAACGGCCTCGAGGTGTTCGCCGCCGCCGCGCCGGGCGTGAACGCCGCGCTCGAGTCGATCGGCGGGTTCCTTGACCGCTTCGACTGGACCAGCCTCGGCACTTCGGTCGGCGGCGTGTTCCAGGGCCTCGCGGACGGGATCAACTCCATCCCGCAGGGCACCATCGACGCGATCGAGCAGTCTTTCGCCGATCTGGCGACGACGTTCCAGTCGGCCGAGTTCGGGCAGGCCATCCAGGACATCGCCGTGTCGGTCCCCGAGGCGATCGACCTGCTGAACTCGGCAGCGAAGGAGTTCGACACGATCGCCGAGGGCATCAAGCTCACCCTCGAGACCTTCAACGCGGTGGATCAGAGCTTCACCGGTGCGATCGACGGCATCACCGGGAACATCGACCGTCTCCGCGAGGCGATGGCCAAGGAGAACAACCTCGACCCGAAGGACCCGTTCGGGCTGGCCACGGCCGATGACGCGATTGAGAACATCGTCCGTGGCTGGTTCGGGCTGCCCCCGGTGGTGTCCGACGCCGGCAACCAGACGACGGGCGCCGCCGAGGACTCGTTCGGCAAGGTTCCTCCGGCGGTCGATAGCGCGCTAGCCGGTGTCCCGCACGCTGTTGCGGGCCAGATGGACCAGGTCCCCGTCGGCGTCGAGCGGCCTCTGAACGAAGTCCCGCCGATGGTCGACTCCGCGCTCGGGCCGGTGCCCGCGCACGTGGCGGCCGCGCTGGCGAACATGTCGCCCGAGGTCGCCGCCGCGCTGGTCACGGTCACTGACGCGTTCCAGACCGGGCTCACCGAGATGCCCGCGATCGTCGACGCGGCGTTCGCCGACCTGAACGCGCCGATCGCGGCGGGGATGACCTCGCTGGCCACTGGCATCACCACGGGCATGGTCGAGCTGCGCACGGCGCTGCAGACCGGGTTCGCCACGATGGGCGTCGAGGCCGCCACCGGCATGATGCAGGTCGAGATGGCGATCAACTCGTCGACTCTGGAGTGGAACACCCGCATCCAGGCAGCGATGACGCTGATGCAGACCACGATGTCGGACGGCTTCGTACAGATCGGCGCCTCGGCATCGATCGGCCTGATGGCCGTCGAGATGGCGATCAACACCGCCACCTTGGAGTGGAACACCCGCATCCAGGCAGCGATGACGCTGATGCAGACCACGATGTCGGACGGCTTCGTACAGATCGGGGCGGGCGCCTCCATCGGGTTGATGGCCGTCGAGATGGCGATCAACACCGCCACGATCGCGTGGAACACCCGCATCGCCGCCGCGATGATCCTGCTCCAGACCACGATGGCCACCGGCTGGACGGACCTGGGCGCGGGCGCCTCCATCGGCCTGATGGCCGTCGAGATGGCGATCAACACCGCCGTGCTCGCGTGGAACACCCGCGTTCAGGTCGGCATGACAACGCTGCAGACCACCATGACCACCGGCTGGACGACGATCGCCGCGTCCACGTCGATCTCGATGATGGAAGTCGAGATGGCGATCAACACCGCCGTGCTGGCCTGGAACACCCGGCTGGCCGCGGGCCTGGTGGTGCTGCAGACGACCATGTCCACCGGCTGGACGACGATCGCCGCGTCCACGTCGATCTCGATGATGGAAGTCGAGATGGCGATCAACACCGCCGTGCTGGCCTGGAACACCCGGATGCAGGTCGGCATGACGACGCTGCAGACCACGGTGACCACCGGGATGACCAACATCTCGACCGCGGTGACCGAGGGGATGGTCACCGTCCAGGACGCCTTCACGGTCAACTGGACTGCGATCGAGACGGCGGCGGCCACCGCCATGACCAACATCGAGACCTCCGTGTCCACCGGGATGACCAACATCTCGACGGCCGCGACTACTGGGATGACCGAGGTCAAGACCGCCGTATCCACCGGCATGACCGACGCGGTCACCGAGGTCGAGCGGGGCGTCACGGCGATGGTGGCGGCGCTCGAGGGCGCGGTGGGCCAGTTCCGGACGGCCGGCTCGAACATGGGCGCCGCGCTGGCCGAGGGCATCCGTTCGCAGATCGGGGCGGTACGGGCCGCGGCCGACGAGATCGCCGCCGAGGCGGCGCGTGCGGTCGAGGCCCGCGCCCAGATCAACTCGCCGTCGCGGGTGTTCATCGGCTTCGGCGAGATGATGGGCGCCGGTCTCGCCGCAGGTTTGAACAGGGGTGAATCCGAGGTCGAGCGGGCCGCCCGGTCGATGACCGACACCGTCATCAGAGCGGCATCCGCCATGGAAAGTGTGTTCGCCGCCGACACCTGGGCCACCGACTTCAACGCCCGGGTGAACACCAGCATGGCCGACCTCGACAAGTCGAGCGCTACCCCGGTGGGCGCGGCCGCGGGTGTGCAGATCACGCAGAACTTCAATGTGCCCAGCGCGGAGCGAGCCTCCGACGTGGCGGCCGCACGGATGCGCCGGATCGGCGCGATGGGAATCCTCGGATGAGCTTGTACCCGCCGTTCTACCCACCCGCCTACCCGATGGCCAACCCGCCACCGCTGGTGGCCGAGCGGCTCCTGGTCAACGGCGTCGACCTGGGGTCCTACACCTACATGACCACCGACGTGTCCAGCCTGCTGAGCGTGGCCGCCCGGCGCGGCGAGGACGTGGTCGTGGCCGGGCGGCACGGCCAGATCCGTCGGGGCGGGCGGTGCTTCGACGCCGGCGAGATCGTGCTGCCGATGTGGGTGGTCGGCGCCAACCCGGACGGCTCGATCCCCTCCGGCGGGATGGAGCAGGGGTTCTTCCGCCGCAAGGACCAGCTGCTGCAGCTGTTCTACGCCGACGAGGTGGTGCTCGCGTTCCGGCGCCCGGACGGGCTGGAGCTCTCCACGCGGGCCACGGTCGCCGAGGTCATGGACTTCACTCGCCGCCACGCCGAGCCGCTGGCGGCGGTCTCGGTGGCCCTGACGCTGCCGGATGCGTTCTGGACCGACACCCAGGACGTCTCGCAGTCCATCACCGGTGTCACCGGGACGAGCGCCGAGCTGACCGCGTTCGCCGGCAGCACGGCGCCGATCGCGGACGCCCGGATCACCTTCCACGGCCCGGTGTCCAACCCGCAGCTGACCATCGGCGACCGCTGGGTGCGGTTCAACGGCCTTGTCGCGGCCGGGCGGCAGCTGGTGCTCGAGTGCGGGCACTGGCGCGCCACCTCGGGCGCCGGGCCGGCCTGGGACCCGTCGGAGATCCAGGTCTACCGGGAGCCGGGCCCGGCCTGGCTGGAGATCCCGGCCTCGTACACCCCGCTGACCGCCCTGTTCAGCCACTCAGGCGGCGGCAGCGCGACTGTCGAGATCGCCGGCAACCGCAAATTCCTCGCAGCGTGAGCAGGAGCTGAAGTGTCAAATTTCTACGACAGGGCCCGCGAGGGCTTCGTGGCCGGCGAGATCGTCTGGAGGGCCACCGGCGGCTCCGTGATCAAGGCCAGCGCGGTGCGTGGCTACACGTTCAACATTGCGCACAAGTTCGTGTCCGAGGCGATCGGCGCCGGCGGCACTCTGGTGGCTACCGAGACGCTCAACTCGCTGACCAACACCAACGGCGTCCTGGACGCGGCCGACGGGGTGTGGGAGGCGATGCCCGAGGGTCCCGCGGTCCCGCACATCATCATCTACCAGGCCAGTGCGGTGACCGGCGGCGTCGACGTGCCCGCGTCGCAGCAGCGGCTGATCCTGTTCCTCGACCGGGGCGCCGGCATCCCCATCCTCCCGAACGGCCAGAACGCCAACCTGAACTGGTCGCCGGGCGCCGACCGGATCGGGAGGTTCTGACGTGACCGTCCCGTTTTCCAATCGGTACACCCCGCGGACCTGGCACGACGGCCCCGGCGGTGGCACGCCGCTGACCGCGGCCGACGGCATGAACCGGTGGGAGCAGGGCCTCGAGGCCCTCGACGTCGGCCTGGACGCCGCCGAGGACCGCCTCGACGCGCTGCAGGCCGCGGTGGGGCAGATCTCCGTCGACCGGATCCCGGCCGGGCCCACCTCACAGCGTCCGCAACCGCTGGTCGGACGGATGTTCTTCGACACGACGATCGGTAAGCCGATCATCGGCAACGGCACCCAGTGGCTGGAGTTCGGTGCCGGCGAGGTGGTCGAGGGCCCCGGCAGCTCGACCGCGCCGGCGAACTTCACGGCGATCGTGCAGACCGACAACAGCATCGTCTGCTCGTGGTCGCCGGTCTCCGGGGCCTCGCACTACAAGCTGTACGAGGTGCGTAGCCCGGACGGCGTGGACGGCGCTACCGAGCTCACCACGACCTCGTCGACGCGCACCCCGTCGAGTACGGGCTACTACGAGTACTGGGTGACCGCGTTCGTCGACGGCACCGAGTCCGCACAGTCCGAGCACGGCATTCTGTCGCTGCCCTACGGATCCGACCCGGAGCACCCGGGCGACCCGGGCAGCGGCACCGGTGGCACGCCGGCCGAGGTGCTCGCGCTCGGCGCCGGCGGCGGTGACTGGAACCTCGGGGTCGGTCGGCCGTCTGGGCACGTCGACATCTCGCCGTCCGACCTGGAGAACGGATGGAGCGAGGCGCCGTACTTCTACACCACCGAGGACGGCGCGTGGGTCCACTTCCAGGTCCCGATGAACGGGAAGACCACGTCAAGTGGGACCAAGTACCCAAGGTCTGAGCTGCGCGAGTACATCAACGGCAGCAAGGCGTCGTGGAACGCCGCGTCTGGCACGCACGTCATGAGCTACCGGGCGAAGGTCATCCACATGGAGGACGAGAAGCCGGAGTGCGTCATCGGGCAGATGCACGACGGCGGCGATGACACCCTCCAGATCCGGTGTGAGGGCACCGAGTGGGTGTGCAACATCAATGGCGAGACACATTCGACCAGCCTGGGCAACTTCTCGTGGGGGACCGAGGTCGCCGTCGAGATCCGGATCGTCAACGGGACGCTCACGTTGAAGATCAACGGATCGACGAAGATCACAACCAAGCCAGGGTGGGGTGGATCACAGTACTGGAAGATCGGAATGTACGCCCAGCAAAACGCAGCGAACGGGAACCCGTCCAGCGGGTACGCCTCCTGCGAGGTCCGTGACCTCGTCGTGTCACACAGCTGATAGAATCTTGAAAAAGGTGACCCCGGGGCGTTGGAGCGCCACCGGGGTCATGTCAGTCCTGGTTGGAGGACCAACGTGGCGGAGTCTACGCCTGCCCCTGTCGAGGGCAAGACGTGCACAGGCCCTTGTGCCGAGTTCAAGCTATTCGGCGAGTTCTACGCCACTCGCGGCGGTCGCAGCTTTAGCAGCAGATGCAAGGTGTGCACGCGGGCAGACAACAACAAGGCCTACCGGCAGCGGTCGGACCGTACGGGTAGACCATGTGCACCAGAGCCGATCCCCGTCGTGGACGGCCGAAAGCTCTGCGGTGACTGCGGCGAGAACAAGCTCCTGACCGACTTCACCCCCCGCGGTAAGGGGAAGTACCGGCGAGAGTGCAGGGTGTGCAAGTTGAAGGCCGAGCAAGCTCGGCGGGAGAGCCCGGAGCACCGGGGTGCGTGGCTTGCGCGAAGGAAGGCGCACTACCAAGGCAACCGCGAGGCGATCCGCGAGGCGTCTAACGCTTGGCGCCGTGAGCGAGACGCCGCCGACCCGGCAGCCGCGAAGGCGCGGCGGCGGGTGCACTACCTCGCCAACCGCGAGAAGTGTTACGCGGACGCCGCGAAGTGGAGGGCCGCGAACGTCGAGCGGCACCGAGCCAACGCGCGCAGCTGGGCTGCGCGTCACCGCGCGGAGAACCTCGATCACGTCCGTGAGGTAGGCCGCCGCGCGATGGGCCGCCGGAGGGCTCGCCTGCGCGGCCTCCCGTCCGAGCCGTACACCCTCGTGGAACTGCTGGAACGCGACGGGACGGACTGCGTCCTGTGTGGCAACCCGCTGAACCTGACCGCGTCGTACCCAGATCCGAACGCACCGACCGTGGAGCACCTTGAGTGCCTGTCGTGGCCGGGCGCGACAGCGGGCGACACCCCTTCGAATTGCGGCGTCTCCCACTGGGGCTGCAACAACGCCCGTCGCGACAAGCCCCACCCGGCCGCCGCCCGCAAGCGCGCCGAACTCCTAGCCGCGGAGGCTGCCGCCTCCTGACCTAACTACAGAGGGAGTCGCGTGCCCGTCATCGAGCCTGTGTTCCCAGACGGGACGCCCTACCCGGTGATCCCGCCCGGTACGAACACGGTCAACGTGTCGACCTCGTCGGAGCTGTCCGACGCGCTGTCGTCGGCGTCCGCGGGTGACCGGATCGTCCTCGCCGCCGGCACGTACACCGGCGACTTCTCGATGAGCAACCGCAGCGGCACCGTCGTGGCCGGGATCTCGGTCGAGGCGGAGAACGTCGGCGGCGCGAGCATCGGGGCGGGGTCGACCTGGCGGCTCACCAACTGCGCCTACGTCACCGTGTCCGGACTGCTGTGGAACTGGCAGGGCGCGGGCGAGACGCTCCAGGTCCGCGGCACCAGCCACCACTGCCGGATCACCCGCTGCACGTTCGGTCCGAGCTCGCACACCGAGTCGTCGGATGTGCAGACCTGGGTGTTCGTCGGCGACGACGCCTACCACATCCGGGTCGACCACAACGAGATCCGGAACAAGGGCACGTCCGGCAACGGTGTGCGGGTCTACGGCAGCTTCGACAAGGTCGACAACGGCCAGGGTTCCTCGGCCGGTTGCCGGTGGGTGCGGATCGACCACAACATCTTCCGGGCGATCGGGCCGGAGGTGGGGAACGACAAGGAGCCCGTCCGGTACGGCGTGAGCTCGATGAGCCGGACGATCGCCAACGGGGTGATCGAGCGCAACGTCTTCCACGACTGCATCTGCGAGCCCGAGCTGATCAGCGTGAAGATGGGCGGCATCCGGGTCTCCGGCAACACGATCCTGCAGTCCGCCGGTGGCCCGGTGCTCCGTCACGGCACCAACTCGATCATGAGCCACAACTACATCATCGACCGGGCCGACACGTTCGGCGACACGATCGGCTCCGGCGGGATCCGCTTCTACGACGCCGATCACACGATCGCCCACAACTACATCGACGGGATCTTCGGCGGGAACTTCCAGGGCCCCTTGCTCCTCGATACCGGCGACGCCGAGGGCAGCTCGACGGACCTGTCCGCGCACTGGCGGGTGATCGGCGCCCAGGTCGAGCGCAACGTCATCGTGGGCGGGCCCGAGGGCATCCGGATCGGCGACAACTACTCGAGCGTGCCGCGGGACTGCACGATCCGCGACAACATCGTCGTGGACACCGACTCGGGGGCGGCGATCACGCAGCGAGTCGCTCCGGCGGCCACCGTGCTGACCAACAACCAGTTCTACCGCACGACCTCGGCGGCCGGGATGACGGTGGACGCGGACACGATCGCCCGCAAGCCGGGCTTCGGGCCGCGGCTGACCTACCTGGAGCTGGCCGACGTCGGTCCGTCCGGGGACCTCGGGGACACCGACGGCACTGGTCTCGAGGTCGGCGGCGGCACCGCGCCGGTCGCCGTGCCGGCCGACGTGTTGAACATCGGCGACGAGGACGGGCAGAACCACTTCCAGCTGCAGTGGGCGGCCGACGGCGCCGGCTCGATCACGATCACGCAGTTCGCGGACGTGGCCGCCGGGTTCGCCGTCGACCCGTACTTCATCGTCACCGACCACTCCGGCGACGAGCCGCCCGCCCCGGCAGCCGTGCAGTTCCGGGTGCGCGCCGACTCGGCCACCACATCCGGCTCGTCGGAGCCGCGCTCGGAGCTGCGGGAGACCCGCGCCGACGGCAGCGAGATGGCGTTCGACGCGCTGGCCGGTGAGCACAGCCTGCGCACGACGTGCCGGATCACGCACCTGCCCGCCAGCGACCCCGAGGTGACGGTCGCCCAGCTGCACAACGGCGTGACCGGCGACCGGATCAGCGTCCGCACCCAGCTGGTGAGCGGCCAGGTCAAGCTGCTGGCCCGGATCAACGGCACCGAGGCGATCCGGTTCGCCGAGTCGTACGCGATCGGCAGCGAGTTCACGGTCGAGCTGCGGGTCCGCGACGGCGGCCTCGTGGAGATCTTCTACGGCGGGTCGTCCACGCCGATCGCGGCGGGCCAGCTCGAGCCCTCCGGCGCGGGCGCGTCGTGGTTCTTCAAGGTCGGCGCGCACGCCGCGTTCAACGAGACCACCACCTCGGCCACCGAGTACGTCAGCGTGGAGCACCGCGACCTGGTCGTCTCTCATGGCGGGTTCCGGGTGGACGCGGGCGCGGACACGCAGGCGGTCGCCGGGCAGGTGTTCTCCCGGGACGCGATCGAGGTCGGCCTGACTGGGGTCACGTCGCGCCGGTGGACGATCGTGTCCCGCCCGCCGGTCCCGGACGACGACGATGACGATCCGGATCCCGACCCGGTCGACATGACCCAGGCCGCGATCCGGCACGGCTGGGGCACCCCACTGCCCAGCTCGGACGAGTTCAACTACGTCGGTCCGCCGAACTCCACGAAGTGGAAGCTGCCGGGCGCGGACTGGGCCGGGCACGCCGGCAACGGCCGCCGCCGCCCGGAGCGCACGACCGTCGACGGGTCGAAGCTGGTCATGACCGGCCTGGCCAACGGTGATTCCGGATGGTGCCAGCACCGCCTCGATCAGCAGTACGTGCGCTGGGAGGCGCGGATCCGCTGCTACCAGGGCGCGCCCTCGGTCGGCGAGCCGGACGCCACCTCCAACGGCAACGACTACCACTGCTTGCTGCTCATCTGGCCGGAGTCCAACGACTGGCCCGAGGACGGGGAGTACGACTTCTACGAGCTCGGCGTGCCCGGGCAGAACAGCCTCGAGGCGTACATGCACTACCCGCACGACCCCGACGTGTCCGTGCAGCAACAGCACTTCGAGAAGGCCGGCGTCGACACGTCGCAGTGGCACAACATCGCGCTGGAGTGGACGAGCACGGGCACGCGCGGCTACCTCGACGGCGTCCAGTGGTTCTCGGCGAGCGGGGGAGCAAGCAGCGTGCGCCGCAACATGCAGGACATGCCCGCGGGCCACCTGGTGATCCAGTGTGACAACTTCGACGGCACCGATCAGACCCCGGCCACCATCGAAGTCGAGTGGATGCGGGTGTACAACGTATGACCGGTCCGATCGACTTCGACGCCGAACTCGACTGGACGACGCCATCCGTCGAGGGCGACTACGTCCTGCGCTACGAGGTCGTCTCGAACGAGGGCACGTTCTCCGACGACGTCACCGTGCAGGTGGTCGCCGCGCCGACCGGGCCGCAGACCGTCACCCCGACCTCGGTCCTCTCGCAGGCGCGCGTGGGCGAGCCGTCGGTCGTCGTCGAGCCGCCGCCGGACGTCGTGATCACCTACCCGGGTTCGGGCACGTTCCCCGGCGCGGACACCTGGCCCGGCTACGGCCCGGCGGTCGGCCCGGTCGAGCAGACCGTGGTGCCGGACTCGGTCCCGTCGCGGGCGATCGTCGGCCAGCCGACCGTCACGGTGGACGAGGTCCCGGTCGTGCGGGAGGTCTACCCGGACTCGGTTCCGTCGCGGGCGATCGTCGGCGCGCCGTCGGTCACCATCGGCGCGGCTCCGCCGGACCAGCCGGTCACCGATCTGTCGCTGTCGCTGTTCGCGATCACCCCGGATGGGGTGTTCGCGCTGCCGGACTTCACGCAGCTGACGTTGTCGCCGGTGCGGAACTCGGCTGGGTCGCTCACGTTGGAGTATCCGGTCACGGGCGTGAACTTCACCGTGCTGCGCGACGCCATCACCGGCGGCCGGGATGTCGAGGTGGAGGTGTGGACGTCCGGGACGTCGCAGGGCGCCCTGCGCGGGTATCTGCAGGAGGCGGCGGGCGACGACACCGCCGAGGGTGACACCTGGCAGTTCGGGGGCGGGTTCCTCGGGCTGCGGATGGACGAGGCTGTGGTGCTGCCGCAGGATCTGGGTCCGCTCGTCCCGGACGACGATGACGATCCGGACAACGACAAGCACGCGAACGAGAAGCGTGAACTGATCTTCAACGCGTCCACGCCGGGCACGGTGATGGCGACGGCGATGCAGATCGCGCAGGCGCACGGTTGGCTGGCCGATCTCACCTGGGACTTCACTGCCGCCGCCGACTCCGACGGTGTGCCCTGGCCGCAGGTGATGTCGAGCAAGTTCTCGCCCGGCGCCACGTACACGCAGCTGCTGGACCGGCTGGTCGCGCTCGGCCTGGCCGAGTGGGATGTGCAGTGGACCGGCGCGCACCGGGTGCTGCGGATGTGGGTGCCGGAGGGCCGAGGCTCCGACCTCACCGTGCTGGGCGTGCCGGTGGTGTTGCGGCACGGGCAGAACATCCTCGACGCACCCCGGAAGTGGAGCGTGCGCGAGGCCGGGACGGACGTGCTCGTCGCCGGCAGCGAAGGCCTGTACGACGAGGCCAGCGACGCGTCCGCGGTCGCGCGCCGGGGCCGGCGGATCGCTCGGTTCGTCTCGGCGAACAACCTCGCGGATGCCGATGCGGTCACCGCGTACGCGTTCAACCAGCTGCCGGTCATCACCTCCGGCCTGCACGAGGTCACGCACGGCATCGGCCTGTTGAGCGGCTCGCCTCGCCCGATCGTCACGTACGACGTCGGCGACTGGGTGTTCTCGGAGTCCGGGAAGACTATGGAGCGGTTCCGGGTCGTGCAGTGGACCTTGACCGTGGACGCCGACCAGCAGATGTCGGGCACGGTCACCCTGAACGACACGCACACCGACGCGCTCGTCCGGTTGATGGCTCGGCTGGATGCGATCGAGGCGGGCGAGACGGTCGTCGGCACGAGCACCCCGCCGTCCGGGTCGCTGGACGACATCACCCCGCCGGCCGCGCCCGAGGGCCTGGTCGTGTCGAGCATCGCCTACCAGGACCCGGCGCACACCAACACCTTGGCGTCGGTGACGGTCGGCTGGCTACCGGTGGTCACCAACGCCGACGGCTCCAACCACCCGCTGGTCCAGGCCGCCCGGTACATCATCATCGCGCTGGGCAACATCAACCCGGAGCAGGAAGACACGGTCGTCCACGAGGACTGGACGTGGACGGACTGCCCGCAGGTCGTGGCCGACTACAACGACCCCCTCCTCGAGATCTACGAGGACGACGGGTCGCCGGGTGGTCTGCCCGGGCTGGGTGATGTGCCCGCGCAGATCGTGTGGCTGCAGGACTACGTCGACTCGTTCAGCGCCACCCCGACCGCGACCGACGACGTCGACGGGTATCAGATCCGCTACGCCTACCAGGGTCTTGATCAGGTCGGCGGCATCCCGTCCTCGGACCCGTTCCCGGACGACGACCGGGTGTACTACGAGGCCACGCCCTCGAACGGGATCCGCGGCACCTCCTACACCTTCGGCGGCATCGAGGGCGGGGCGAACCTGCGGATCGAGGTCCGCGCGTTCGACCGGTCCGGCAACTTCGGGCCGTGGGCGGCGATCGGGCACGACACCGCGATCGACGACACCCCGCCGCCGCAGCCGTCGCTGCCGACGATCGAGTCCTGGTTCCGCACGGTCAACATCAGCTGGGACGGGCTCGGCGCGATCGGTGAGCCGATGCCCGTCGACTTCGACCATGTCGAGGTGTGGGTCGGGCAGGGCGCGGACATGTCCCCGATCCCGTCCACGGCGGGGCTGGCGCAGGTGTTCGACCCGCTGAACCCGCTGCCGCAGCACGTTGCGAACCTCTACGCGGGCGGCACGCACAACCTGCCTGACCTGGTCTACGGGGTCGGCTACTTCGCGCTGCTGCGGGCGGTCGACCGGACCGGGAACCCGTCGAACACCTCGGCGGTGGCCGGGCCCGCGACCGCGGAGCAGCTGGTCTCTGACGACCTGATCAACGGGATCATCAACGACCCGGACAAGATCGCGAAGCTGGTCATCCAGACTGGGCACATCGTGGACGGCGCGATCGTCAACGCGAAGATCGCCAACCTGGCGGTGAACAACGCGAAGATCGCTGACCTCGAGGTTGGCAAGCTCCGCTCCGGCACGATGATCGCGCAGGTAACGATCTCCGGCAAGTTCCGCACACACGCCTCCGACGCTGCGGACCGAGTGGAGATCGATCCGGCCGGGATTAGGCTCTACGCGGGCCCCACGGTGATCGGCAACTGGGACGTGGCGAACCGGTCGATGCTGGTCACCGGCACCTACCAGAGCGCCCTGTCCGGTGAGCGGATCAACATCTTCCCGGACGGCACGCTGCGCTTCTACCCGACCTCCGGGATCAACTACTCGCAGATCTCGAACGTCGGCAACGATGTCGTCTGGAGAGGACCGATCGACTCCAGCGGCCGGTCCGGGCGGATCAACGTCAACGCCCTGGGCGTCGGCCTGAACTTCTCGGCCGAGAGCGAGATCCCGAACAACCTGCGCGCAGAGGTCGCCGTGTTCGACCGGCGGGCCCGCATCACGTCGCCGTTCATCGCGTTCGAGGTGAACGGGAAGCTCGCCCCGACTGATGGGTCGCAGCGGCGCGTGCAGTTCTACCAGACCTCCTCGTCCGGTACGGCGATGCCGTACTCCTACCTGAACTACGGCGTGTCCTCGTCGTCGGGCCGGGGCGGGATGTGGGGCAACGGCGCGGGCTGGAAGCTCGAGGCCGGCAGCCTGCTGGTCACCGATGACAGTCTGAACAGCTTCGCCTCGGTCAAGGCGTCCGACTTCGTGCAGTCCTCCTCGCGCGAGGTGAAGCGCGACATCCGCCGGGGCGAGCACGGCCACGGGTTGGGCATCGACATCCGGCAGTTCTTCCGCGACGTGCAGGCGGTGACCTACAACTACCGCGACGACCGGCCCGACGCTCCGCCCCGGTTCGGTGTGATCGCCGAAGACCTCCCCCCGGCCCTGCAGCGGCTCGGCTCCGACGGCAAGGGCGGCGTGGTGCTCTCGGTCGAGCTCGGCTCCCAGCTCGGGCTGCACCACGCGATGTTGAACGACATCGTCTCCCGACTCGACGCACTGGAAGGCAGCACGTGAGCAACCCGGACGAGATCGACGTGGGCGAAGTGCTCAACGAGCTGGACCCGCTCGGCAAGGCGCTGTTCGAGGGCGCCCTGGGCCGGGTCCGGCTGCGTAAGGCCGCGGCCCGCATCGAGCAGCTGGAGCAGCAGGTGGCCGCGGGCGGAGACGTGGCTTCGTGACCGCGCTGAGCTACGACCTGATGATCGACCAGGGTGCCGACTTCGTGGTCAGCATCCCGATCCTGGACCCGGACGGCGCCCCGCAGAGTCTCGTGGGGTGGACGGCCCGGGGGCAGGTCCGACAGACCCACGGGGGCGCGGTCGTCCTGCACGATCTCGAGCCGGTGAGCTCCGCCGCGACGGTCACGGTCACCGTCGACGCGGCCAGCTCGGCGGCCTGGGACTGGCGTGTGGGTGTCTACGACATCGAGCTGGTCGACCCGAGCGAGAAGGTGATCCGCCTGGTCCAGGGCCGGGTGATCGTCTCCCCCGAGGTGACCCGTGCCTGAGCAGGCCGTGCGGTTCGACGCCGCCGGCGAGGACTACGTCGGGCCCTTGGCTCTCGGTGCGACGTTCACGATCCTGTTGTGGGCGCGCGTCGCGGCTGACCGCGACACCTACAGCACGATCTTCGGGTTGGACAACAACGTGGGCACCCTCGGTGCGTGCACGATGCAGACGATCTTTGACGGCACCGCGCTGAACATGACCGCCCAGGGCGGCACCGATCAGAGCATTCACACGATGGCCGTGGGTACCTGGTACTGCTACGCGGTCACCCGCACGGCGCAGAGCGGCCCCACGGCGCTGCGCGTCCACTGGGGGACGGCCCCGGACGCGCTCACCCTTGTGGAGGTCGCGGCGACCGGCGGCTGGGGTGCCGCCGGCTACAGCCAGCTGCGGCTCGGGGAGTCCGCGTGGAGCGGCGAGTGGCTCGACGGTGACCTGGCCTTCGTCAAGATCTACACCCGGCCGCTCGACGAGTCGGAGATCGAGACGGAGCTCAGCCAGTACGCCCCGGGCGTCACCACCGACCTGCACGCCGCCTACTCGTTCTGGGACGGCCCGAGCAACGCCGACCTCTCCGGGAACGGGCGGGACCTGGCCGGTGGTAGCGGTGCGGCAACGGACGCAGGCCCGGTCGGGATCCCCTACCTCTGGTCGACGACCGAAACCCACCCGTCTCCCCGGGCCGGCGCCCCGGTGGTGGGTGTGTCGGTGCGAGCTGGTGCACCTGAGCGCGCGCCGAGCGTGGCGGCCGGGACCCCGTTCAACCCGTTCCTCTACCCGCAAGGAGCCTGACCTTGGCGACCGAGTTCCCCACCTTCGTTGACGTCCCCGAAGGGGAGACCCCCGAGCCCGGCACCCCGCTGGTGAACGCCGCCTACCTGAATGCTCTGACCGGGGCGGTCAACATCGTCGAGAACCAGCTGCCCGCGAAGGCGAACAGCGCCAGCCTGGCCACGGTCGCCACCACGGGCGCCTACACCGACCTGGTCGGCGCGCCGTTCATCCCGGCCGAGCCCGGCGACATCGGGGCGCAACCGGCCGGGGCCTACGCGACCACCACGGACCTGGCCGACAAGGCCGACGCCGAGCACACCCACACCGTCGGCGACCTCGACGCGACCGGCACCGCAAGCGCAACCACCTACCTGCGCGGGGACGGCTCGTGGGCCATCCCGGCGGGTGGCTCCTCCTACACCGACGAGCAGGTCCGCGACGTCATCGGCACCGCGCTGGTGCCCGGCGCGAACGTCACGATCACCCCGAACGACGCCGGCGACACGATCACCATCGCGGCCACCGGTGGCGGGGGCGGTGGCGCGGTCGACTCGGTCAACGGGCAGACGGGGGTCGTCGCCCTGGACGCGGCCGACGTGGGTGCGACCGCGGTCAGCGTGGACAGCGTCCTGGTCGCCGCCCTGGACATCGACTCCGCCGCGGTCACCGCCGCCGACGTCGGCGCGGCCGGGCTGGACGGCGACGGCCGGGTCTCCGCCGCGCAGATGCCGCGGGTGCCGACCACCGTCCGCACGGTCTCCTACGCCTCCTCGATCACGCTGACCCCGGCCACGGACGGCAACCGGATCAACGTCACCGCGACCGGCAACATCAGCTCGCTGGCGGCGTCCACCACCGGTGCCGTCGACGGGCAGGTGCTGCGGGTGGCCGTGCTCGCCTCCGGCGCCGCCCGCACGGTGACCATCGCATCGTCGGTGCGCACCTCGACCGCGCTGACCCGGGGGCCGCATTCGGTCCCGTCCGGGGAGGTCTGGACCGCGGCGTTCGAGTACTACTCGCTGGCCTCGGCGTGGGTGCTCACCGCCTACACCACCTCGGCGTCCTGATGGCGTCGCGACTGGTCAAGGCCACGATCGGCGGGCAGCCCCGGGTTGTTGACCTGCTCGCCGGGTCGTACGAGGAGCCCGTGCCCGATCCCGACCCGGACCCCGTGCCCGGCCGCGCGGTGCTGTTCGAGGACAACTTCGACGGCACGCCGGGCACGATGGCCAGCCCGACGAAGTGGTACTACGAGACCGGGGGCCTCGGCTGGGGCGAGAACGAACTGCAGGCCTACCGGCGGACCGCCGACAACGCCCACATCACCGCCGATCACATGCTCGCGATCGTGGCCCGCGAGGAGCCCGGCGAGGGCGGCGCCAACTACACGTCCGCGCGGCTGCACACCCGGTGGGCCGACACGCCGTTCACCTTCGTCTACGGCCGGATCGAGGCCCGGATCAAGGTCCCGATGGGGCAGGGCATGTTCGCGGCGTTCTGGATCGCCGGGGACTACGACGAGTTCGGTTACCCCGGGTACGGCGAGATCGACGTGCTCGAGACGTTGAACAACGCCGACGTCGCCCGGTTCCACTCGCACCAGCCCGAGTGGGTGTTCGGCGAGGACACACCGGTGCACGCGTCCGGGTCGTGGGGCAACGACTTCCACGTCTACGCCGTCGAGTGGACCGAGGACTCGGTCGAGTGGTTCGTCGACGACGTGTCCTACGCGCTGCAGGAACGCGCCGATCTGCCCGGCGGGGCGACGTGGGTGCTCGACGAGACCCGCCCGCAGGGAATCTTGCTGAACCTCGCCATCGGCGGGGACTGGGCGGGCCCTCCGGATGGATCCACGGACTTCCCGGCGACCATGCTCATCGACTGGGTGCGGGTCCTCGCCCCCGAGGAGGCCTGACGTGGCCACGCCGGCGATCCGCGAAGTCCTGACCGGGACCGCCTACGACGGCAGCACCAGCACGGTCACCATCACCACCGACGGCGCGCAGGTCGGCGATCTGTTGGTGCTGTTCTACGGCACCGACTACACCTCGTCCGCCCTCGCGGATCACGTCACACCGACCGGCACAGCGGGCACCTGGACGCGGCGCACCGCCGCGGTGGCCCGCACTGCGCAGATGCCGATCCTGTCGGTCTGGACGCGCCCGGTCACGGTCACCGGTACCCAGGTCACGATCACCTCGGCCGGCAACGACGCGGGGGTGTACGCGCACCTCTACGCCCTGGCCGGCGCAGACACCACCTCGCCGGTCACGGGCGGCCTCGCGAGCATCGTCACCACCCCGACGACCACCTGGGCCGCCCCGTCGGTCACGGTCAACTCCGGGGATCTGCTGCTGTGCGGCTGGCAGAGCCAGTACGAGAACGTCACCGCCCCCACGGTGCCCACCCCTGCCATGTCCGACCCGATCACCACGGTCAACAACGACAGTGCGGGTGCACTGCGCACCGCGCGTCAGACCATCACCGCTGGTGGCGCCTCCGGCACCCGCGTGGCCACCGGCCCGAGCGACACGTACGCGGCCGCATCGATCGCGGTCAAGGGCGTGGGGGGCGCAGTCGGGCCCGAACCCGCCCGGATGTTCCTCGCCTACGGCTGACCCAGCACGAAACGAGGAGGCCCGCCTAGGTGGACGCGGTCATCACCACGCTCATCGGGGCAGCCCCACAACTCGGCGGCGCCGGGATCCTGATCGTCATCATCGGGTTGCTGCTCCGCCGCGAAACCCAGGACCGGGCGGACTACCGCACCAGCCTCACCGAGCTGTCCACCCGGCACGCCGCCGAGCTGGCGCGCATCAACGAAGCACACGACGCGGAGCTCGCCGAGCTGCGCCGTGAGCTGGCCGGGCTCCGTGGCCAGGTCACCGAACTGCACGACTTGTTGGATGCCGAAAGATCTCGGCGCCGCGCAGCGGAGGACAACCCCATGGGTGGGCGACACCGGCCGGACCAGCCATGGCAGTGAACCGGCACCGGTTGAAGGTGTGGCCCCGTTCCCGGCTGCTGATGTTGGTCATCGCCGCCGCCGCAGTGGTGTTCCTTGCCGGGAGTGTGTTGTGGGCGCAATCTGCCCAGCAGGAGGCCCAGATCGAGACTGGGGTGGTCACCGAGCAACGCGACCAGGTCGCCGAGCAGCGCGACGCCACCGCCGCCCAGGCCGCCTCCCTGGCTGAGCAGATCAAAGTCGCCTGCCGGGACGAGACGCTCGCCGGGCCGGTGTGCGAGCAGGCCGCCGCCGTGGCTGCGACTCCGGTGCCACCGGTGCCCGGTCCGGTCGGTCCTGCCGGTCCGCCGCCGACAGCGGAGGAGATCAGTGCCGCCGTTGCCAGCTACCTCGAGACCAACCCCCCGCCGGCCGGGAGGGCCCCGACGGCCGCCGAGGTAGCCGCCGCGGTCGCAGGCTTCCTGACCGCCAACCCGCCGTCACCGGGTCGCCCCCCGACCGCCGCAGAGATCGCCGCCGCGGTCCAAACCTGGTACGACGCCCACCCGCCGGCACCGGGGGAGGACGGCAGCGACGGAGCGCCCGGCCGGCCACCCACCGACGCGGAGATTCAGGCCGCCGTCTCGGCTTGGCTCGCGGCGAATCCTCCGGCGGCCGGACCGAAGGGCGACAAGGGCGAGGACGGGGCGGACTCGACCGTGCCCGGTCCCGCTGGTCCGCCCGGACCGACCTGCCCGCCCGGGACGTCGCTCGCCGACGTCGAGTTCGCGAGCGGCGAGACCGGCCTCGGCTGCGTCGACACCCCGGCCGCACCTGACCCGCCGGCCGAAGACGAGGGCGGGCTACTCGACCCGCCCTGACACATCACCTCAAGGGGAGACCTGTGAAGAAGACTCTCGTGCCCGCCGCCGTGGCGGCCCTGTTCGTCGTTATGACAAGCTCGTCGCTCGCGTGGGCGCAGGAGACTGGCCCGGACACCGAGGCGTGTGCCGTGGCTCAGGCCAACCTCGACGCCGTTCCCGAGCCCGTCGGCGTGCCTTCGGACCTGGAGCAGAAGGACGCCCAGGCGCGCGAGGCGCACAATGAGGCGCGAGCTAAGTACTTCGCCCTGGGCGAGAACCTGCCTGAGCCGACGAACGAGGAAGGGCTGCGGCTGAACGACCGCCGCGACGACCCGGACGTCGTGGCCGACCTCGACCTGCTCGACAACATCCTCGACCGCCAGGACGCGATCGTCGAGGTGCTGGCGAAGAAGGCGCCCGCCGACGCGGCTGCCAAGGAACTCGCCGACGACCAGGCGCGCTTCGCTGCTGAGCAAGAGGCCGTCGAGGACGCCACGGAGGAGCGCGACGGCTCCTGTGCGCCGCCCACCACGGAGAACCCGGTCCCGCCCGTCGAGGACGACGACACCTCCGGCCTGAACCCGGAGTACGACTGCCGCGACTTCCCGCTGACCGACGGCACCACCGCCCAGGACATCCTGAACGGCGACCTGTCGGACCCGCACAAGCTGGACCTCGACTCCGACAACATCGCTTGCGAGACCTCGGAGAACCACGCGGGCAGCGACTCCGACGGTGACGGTGTCATCGACAACCGCGGCGGCGTGGTCGAGGAGGACTCACTCGACGACACCAGCACTGGCACCTCGGGTGACGTCGTCGTCCCGCAGGGTGGCGTCGCGACCGGTGGCGGTCCGGCTTGATCCGGCTGCCCCCCCTGATCGTTGGGGTGCTGCTGCTCGCAGGATGTTCGGTGGTGGCGCCAGATGCGTCACCACCGGCTGGGGCATCCTCGGTCAGCAGCACTCCAGCCCCTGTCGCGGTGTCGGAGCCGTGGGCGATCACCATCCCGAAGATCGACGCATCGTCCACCCTGGTGCCGCTCGGGCTGACCGAGCGGCGCGAGCTTGAGGTGCCGCCCGTGGACCAACCGTTGCAGGCCGGCTACTACGCCGGCGAGAACACAGCGGACGTCGGCGACGAGGTCCTGCCGGGCGAACAAGGCTCGGCTGTCGTGGCCGGGCATGTCGACGGCACCGGCCCGGACGGCCGCAAGGGCTTCCCCGGCGTCTTCGCCCGCCTCGGCGAACTCGGGCCGGGTGATGACGTACTCATCGACCAGGCCGATGGCGGGCAGCTCCGCTTCGTCGTCGAACGGGTCGGTGAGTACGACAAGGACTCGTTCCCGTCCGCCGACGTCTACCAGGTAGCTGACCAGCCGCGCCTGAACTTGGTGACCTGCTCTGGGCCTTTCGACCGCAACGCCGGGCACTACGAGCGGAACACGGTGATCTTCGCGGTGTTGGCGTGAAGTGCGCGTCGTGTCGGCATCGGCGCGGCGAGCACGACTACCCCCGCCCCGGACATGCCTGCCGGCGGTGCATGTGCCCGTCGTGGTTCGCCCCGATGTGGTGGCTCGGCCTCGCGGCCCTCAACGACCGGCTGGCCCGACGTGTGTGGAGGACTGATGCTGCGACGACCCCAACGCCTCCCCGGCCAGGCCCGTCTGGACCGGTGCCGGGAGGAAGCCCGGTTTTGGAGGAATTACGCCCTGCTGTACCGCTTCGGGGTCCCAGTGGATCGGGTCGCGGAGCAGACAGCGCGGGTCGCCTCCCGGATCCCCACGCAGCGCCGCCCTGTCGACCTGCGCCCCGCACCGACCGGTATCCCAGCCCGCCCGAACACCCGGTGGGGGAGCAGGAGCGACAGGTGAGCTGGATTCTGGACCGTCTCGCGTGGCTGCACGCCCCATGGACGGACCTCTCCGACGTGCAGGCCGAACTGGCCCGGCACGAGATGGAACTACTAGCACTGAGGAGTGCCATGTCTTCCGCAGAGAACCTCGCCTACGAGCGCGCAGCGCAGCTCGTCGGCCTCATCAAGGCCGAGTTCGTGTCCCTGCGCGAGCAGCTCGACGCGTCCGCCCAGGCCCTCGAAGGCGACGCACAGGCTGATGCCGACCGGCTGAACGGGCTGCTCGACGAGCTGGCCACCGTGGTTCCGGCCGAGGTGCCGGAGGTGCCGACGCCCGCCCCGGGTGAGCCGGCCGAGCTCCCTTCCGAGCCGGTCGACGGCGACCAGCCCGCCTGATGGCCGTAGTCATCGCCCAGCCGGGCGACAAGACCGCCGCGCTCGCGGAGCTGTGGCAGCTGCGGGACGTGCTCGCCGACGTGGATGACACGGCGGCCGCGCAGGTCCACGCGCTGTACAACCAGCTCGTCGTGGACGCGGCCTGATCGGAGCCGCCGAGCACTGCTCCCCGGTGCTCGGCGGCTCCACCACTTCAGCTGTCGGAAGAGGCCAGCGCGGCGGAGACGAGCCGTCGGACGGCCTCGGCCCGGGATACACCCTGCTCGGCCGCCCAGGCATCAAGCTTGGGGAGGACGTCGCCGAGCCGGAGCAGCACGGCGCCGCCGATCTCGGGGCGGCCAGGGCCGCGTTCCTCTTCGACCCGGCCAAAGTGCTCTTTGACGGCCTCGTCTTCCCCGTTGCGGGTCAGCCAGTCGCGGGCCTCGTCGGTGTCGGTGTAGTGGTAGCGGTCCTGCTCGTCGACCCACGAGGAGAAGTGCCGCAGTACCCATCGCCCCTGCGCGGTCCGGTAGAGGCCTTGGCCTGAGTTGCGGGTGCGGGTGTTGACGTCGACGCGCTGCTCGCCGTCCCAGTAGGTGTCCGCCTTCCAGTAGGTGGCCTTGGCCTCGTCGAACCAGCCGTCGTTCTCGGCGGTCTCGGGGTTGGTGACGTAGATGCGGGTCATCGTGTGCTCCTTGCTCAGAACCAGGGGCTGGTGGTCGCGCGGCTGGGCTGCTGAATCCACTTGGCCATCAGGGCCTTGTCGGCGAGGTCAGCGGCGATGCCGCGGGCGATTCGGGCGGCGGGCTTCTCGGTGCCGTCGGTCTTGACGTCGGTGATGGTGCCGTCGGCCTCGAACCGCTGGTGCGCGCCGCTCGGGTGCTCGGTGGAGGGGGCGGAAGGGCCCTGGCCCGGCGCCAAGTTAGCCATGTAGTAGGTGCGCTGCTCGCGGACTGCGGCCTGCAGGGCCGCGACCTGGGCGGCGAGTGGGTCGGCGTGGTCGAGGGGGAGCTGCGTGGCGGCCTGGGCGACGGCGGCGAGGTCGTTCATGTTGTCCTCCTAGTGCCTTACTCGATATCGGCAATCTACTGCTACATGCGCCAGGTCGTCAATAGACGACATCGCTTATCCTGAGGAGGCCGCGTGCCCTGGGTTGAAGACCCGATCGGCGAGCACGTCCCGGACCCCCTGAGCCCGTCGGGCTGGCGGTGGCGGCGCTACGACGAGCAGCCACCCACTTCGATGCTGCCGATCGTCACCCCCGCCGAGGGGCGCACCGTCCGCTACGGCGACCACGAAGACCACGTCCTGCCCGTGCAGCCGCCCGAGCACCCGGGCGGGGACTGGGCCAACCCCAACGCCTACCTGTCGTACGACGACGTCGACTCCCGCGGCATCATCGACACCGGAGCGCCCTGACGTGGCCGTCACAAGCCAGAACGGCTGGCAGGCGAACGACCGCTCCTGCATCGCCTCCTACCAGCTGCCCGGTGGGAAGGTCGCGCTCCGCAAAGGCGACGTGTCCGTCGTGCTGCTGTGGGTCGCGAACCGCTTCCACGCGACCGTGGAGCCGCTCGTCTGGCCCGGGAACTGGGGCTACGCGGAGCGGCCAATCCGCGGCTCGTCCACGACGCTGTCCAACCACGCGTCCGGGACCGCCCTCGACTTCAACGCCCCCGAACACCCCCTCGGGAAACGCGGCACCTTCACCGCCGACCAGGTGGCCGCCATCCGCACGATCCTCGCGTTCTGCGAAGGCGTCGTCCGCTGGGGCGGCGACTACACCAGCCGCGCCGACGAGATGCACTTCGAGGTCAACGCCGGAGCAGCAGACGTCCGCCGCGTTGCCGACAAGATCCGAGGCGGAACGTCCGCCGCCCCCCAGGAGGACGAATTGAGCCAACAGCAGGTCGACCACATCATCAGCGTGTTCCGCCGCGATCTCGGCTTCGCGAGAGACCAGATCCTCACGAGGCTGGGTGTGCACAACCCGCCCAACGCGCCCGCGAAGCTCGCCCCCGAGCAGCTCGCCGGCATCGACCCCGCCCGCCGCGTAGACGTCGGCTGGGCCCGCGACCAGCTCATCCAAGAGCTCGCCGAGCAGCGCGTCCTCATCGAGGCCATCGCCGAAAAGGTCGGCCTCCAGTTCGAGGACACCCCGAACACCCCCGGAACGCCGTGATGGGGAGCTACGCGACAGTGGTCTGCTGCACTGATACGGTCCTCCTGCGGGTCAGCATCTTGCTGATGTGGGATTGACTGATCCCTAGCTGACGGGCGATCCCCCGCTGGGACATGCCCCGGTCGGCAAGCAGGAAGACCGACTCCGTCCACTTGGAATCGTAGAGGCGATTCGCGTCGGCGACCGCCCGGATTTTTTCACACTCCCGGCAAAGCCGGATTTGGCCGCCGTGACCTCGACGGGATCGCTTCCAGCGGGTGTTCTCTGAGGTCCATCGGTGGCCACGCTGGCACGTCCGGCGCTCTCGTGCGGACCGACGAACGTTGGCCGAACTGGTAGTTGGCGCCAGGTGCATCGGGTTGACGCATCTCCGGTGAGGGCACGAGTCCCCGCCGCGGCACTCGTCAGCTCGGTGGCAGAGGTGGTCAAGCACCTCGCTAGGGTCCAAGGACCGAACCATCGCTGCGTATACCAGGCGATGCGCGAGGTTTGTCGTCCCGTTCCTTCGCTGGCCAGGTGCGTGGCCGTACCCGGCCTTAGTGACGCCCCCTGGCCACACCCAGCACCTGGATAGATCGCTGGTGTCGATCAGCGCGAACAACTCGTCGAAGGTACGCTTACCCACGTCGACCCCTCCCGGTCGGCCACGCCCCGAACCTGTTCCCGCAGGTGTCGGGGCTTCTTTATTGCCCTCGTAAGCATATCAAGAGGGGATCACAAATGGGTGACCATAGTCGGGTCGTCGACCCGGACCCGAGTAACCACGAAGGGGAGAACCACATGTCCGAGCCCAACGGCTTCGCCGACCACGCCGAACCCGCGGCCCCGGTCGAGTCGAAGGTGAAGTGGGGTGCGCTCGCCGCCTACCTCGGCGGTGTCGCCGCCCTCGCGGTCGTCAACGCCGTCACCGGCAACGACAACCAGCTCCTCATCGCCGCCCTGCCCGACGCGATCGAGCCGTTCGTGTTGCCGGCCATCCCGGCGGTCCTGTCGGCGATCGGCGGGTTCTTCGCGAAGCACACCCCCCGCCCGGACCTGGGGGTCTGATGTTCCCGATCCTGGCGATCGTGTGCTTCCTGCTCGTGGTGTTGCGCGCACCCATCGACCTGGACTTGACGAACCTCGGGCTCGTGTTCGTGGCCGCGTGGTGCCTGGTCGGTAACTGGCCCATCGGAGGCCGCCTACCCCGATAGCTCGCCCGGCCCCAGGTTCCCCGTCTTGGGCTGGGCAGCGAGACGCCCCCCGTTCCAGCCTCGTGCTGGGGCGGGGGGCGTTTTCGCGTTGGGTTAGAAGACCGGTCAACCGCCCTTCAGCGCGGCACGGAAATCGGCGGCCCACTTGTCGACCGGCAGCGGGAGCGGCTCTTCTCGCCCCACGTCGCGGGCTCCCCAGCACGGATGCTCCGGAGCGTGCGGGGACAAGACGCACAGGTCGTCCGCGTTCCCGTCGACCGGCTTCAAGCAGCGGCCAGGGTTGCGGACCGCGCTGAGGAGCACAGCCCACGTCCCGTCCAGGCCGTTGCGCTCCAAGTAACCGGCGAACTCCCGGACCGGGCAGCCGACCGCCTGCCAGAGATCCAAGGTCAGGTACTGAAAGCCCCCACCCTCAGTCATGGTCATCTCCTCTACCTCACCAGTCGAAGTACTTGTCGTAGCTGCCTTCGCCGCCGGTCGGCGCCGGCTCCTCCCAACTCACGGGGTGACCCACCCAGTAGAAGGGCGCGGGCGCGGTCCGCTCACCGTTCGGGTCCAGCACATCCCGGATTTCGACGCACACGGCGGCCGGGATCACCTCATCATGCAAATCCAGGCCGAGGTGCTCCGACAGCAGCCACTGCACGTCGTCGGGCTGCAGCATGCCCAGATCCTCGGCCAAGTCCTGCGCGGTCATCCCCTCAGCCACGGGAGGTCCCCCGCAAGCGTCGGTAGTCGAAGGCCGCCCACAGCAGCGCCACCGCCGCCACCAGGACGGACCCGAAGACGATCCAAGCAGCTGACCAGTCGCTCCCACTCTGGATGGCGTTGATCCCCACGCCGATCAGGCCTGCCGTGTAGCCGACGGGCGCCATCACAGCACCGATGAACTCGCCGGGGTGGGGGACCCAGCCCTTGAACGCCAGAGCGTGGAGGCCGATGAGCGTCATCGCTGCGGGCCCGGCGAGGAGCAGGAGCGGCACCCACAGGGGTGAAAGCAGTACGGCTGCGGCCACCAGGGCAATGTCTCGGGCCCTGGAGCCCCCGTCCACGGTCACGGCGTCTCCTCCTCGTCCGGTGCCCACTCCGACCGCCATATCCTGCGCGGTCATCCCCTCAGCCACGGCCAGTACCACCGATCCCACTTCCCGGCCTTGCTGTGCTGGGTGTCCAGCGTGAGGGTGAGCCGGTATCGACGTCCACAGTCGCAGCGCCAGATCGCGCCGTGCCCGACGTCCATCCTCGGCATCTCGCAGTAGTGCGTGGTCTGGCGTCCAGCTCGTACGAGACGTCCTCCGCCCTGCTTCCAGCCGTGCTCGTGCAGCCAACGTCGGTCTGTATCGGCGAGCGCGCGGATGAAGACCTCGGCCTCTTCGGCGGTCATCTTCTCGTCAGCCACGGTTCTCCTCCTCGTCCGGCGCCCACTCCGACCGCCAACCCGGCCTCCCGCGGTACACGGACGCGAGCAGACGCACCGTCGGGCACGGCCACGCGACACCGATGTGGCCGCTGCTGTTGATGGGGTAGCCGACGCAAGTCGAGCAGTACCTGCCGTCGTCGTTCTGCTCGCCAGTCCACGGCAGGTGCAGTTCGAGGATGCGGCGTTTCGCGGCCACCTCGGCGAGCACCCGCGCCGGATCATGACGGGCGATGTGGGCGGCCTGCTCCTCGCTGCGGACACCTCCACCCTCATAGCCAGGGCCGGCCACTTCAACGCCAGCTTGATCCTCAATGACGAAGGACCCCGTCCACCCACTGTCCTCACCACGGATCCAGCGAAGCCCCCCGGCGGCCTGCGCCACCCGCTCGTCCTCGGCCACCTGCTCGCGCAGCCAGGCCACCAGCTCGTCGGTCACGTCTTCGATCCTTCCGCACGCAGCTTCAACGTGGCCAGCGCGGCAGCGTAAAGCGTGCATCCAATGGACCGACACCGCGCACACCGACCTTTCCCGTCCGGCCGGTGCTCCCGCAGCAGCTTCTCCGGGTCACCCTGCCTGTCGATGAGGCGCACCAGGTCACCTGACACCCTCGCCTCTGGTTCCGCCATGACGGTCCTTCCCATTGCGTTGAGCAGGTGATTCCTGCGGATCGGGTTGGCCGCTGTCGGACCGCGGCCGCATACTCGGTGTTATGGCGGAGACGGCACTCATCCCGGCCTGGGTCGCGCCGGCGGCCCGGGAGGTCGCCGACTGCCTGTGGATCGCCCACGCCTGCGCCGAAGAGGCCGGCCCCGGGTCGCGGTGGGCGCAGATCGTCGCGGTCATGCAGTGGGCCACCGACGGCGACGCAACCCGCGACGACGCGGTCGACATGCTCCTGGCCTCCGACGGCGCCGCCTACACCACCGTGGTGTGGCTCCTCGGCCGCGGCCCAGCCCCGTTGCGGCTGCCGCGCCGCAACCCCGACGGCACCACCCTCACCGAAACCCAGCTGTACGCCGAGTACATGCACGGTCTGACCGGGCTGCCGGAGCAGCGGCGTGACGCCGAGACGCGGGCTAGGAAGGACGCCGGCCACTACCGGCGTCTGGCTGCGCTGGTGCCGCACTAGCGTCCCCTCACACGCGCGGCACCAGCATCTTCATCGGCGGCTGGGATCCACGCTGGCGGCTCATCCCGCTGTGAAGGGATCAACAGACCCGGTACAGATCGTCGCCGCTCGAGCTCATCCCGGGGGACGCGAGAGTTCCCGTACCCACGGCCGCCGTCGTACCTCTGCCAAATCGGGTCTGCGGCGATCTCCTTCCCGGAGTCTCGCATCTGCTCCTGATGCTCTCGCCGCGCCCGAGAGATCTCCGCACCCAGGCGGGCTGCCACCACGTACTGGTCGTTCGGCGGCAGTTTCGACAGCTCCGCCGCCAGCTCAGCTGGATCCATGTCGAGCACCGCCCGCCGCAGCGGTGCCGGGATGTGGCGTGGCTTCACGACCGCTCCCTCACCATCGCCAGCTCGTCGGCCTGCTCAGGTGCGGCGAGCCACTGCTGCTGCCGCACCCCGGCCTCTTCGTCCTCGCGGAGCTGGTCCGCCTGTTCGCGGGCCTCGATCTCCAGCAGCGTCTCCCTGGCGCGGGCCACCGCCTCCGCTGTGGTGTCGGCGTCGGGGACCTCGCGGCGCACACGGGGGTCGTGCTCCGTCGGGTCCGCCACGGCGACGTCGCGGAGGTCGGGCACGTTCGTCTCCGGCGACACCGCAGCAACCGGCTCGTCGGTGTTCTCGTCGACCAGGTCGACCTCTGCGATCGGCCGCACCTCATCGCCGGCGACACGGTCCTGCGCTTCGGCGGCCAGCCACTCCGCCGCTGTCGTCTTGTCCGCCGGGTTCACCAGATCCACACCCCGCCGGCCCAGCTCGGCCTTCGACCGCTCCCCGCGGTCCCGGGTGCCCGCCGTGTGTAGATACCACCGGGTGCGGGCCTTGTCGGCTTCGTCGAGGTCGAGGGCGCGCTGCTCAAGCTCGTCGGCTTCCCGCTCCGCCTTCTCCGCCGCGCCGAGGAGGTCGACCTTCTCGTCGCCGTCGAGGGTGTCGGCGCGTGCCTTCCACAGCCCGGAGTCGGTGCGCTTCGCGGCGACCGTCTCACTGGTGGTGGCGAGCTCGTCGGCGACGAACCGCGGAGCCAACGTCTGCTCCCGATCCCACGCAGCGGCGCGCACCAGCAGCTGACCGGTGGTGAGCATCGCCTCCTCCGGCCCCACATCCGGCAGGTCGAGGGCTGCGTGCGCGGTCGCCCACACGGCGTGCTTCTCCGCCAGACCCGCCGGGGGAGCAGCCCCGAGGGGGTCCTGCTCGTCGGTGTGCTCCATGTTCTCGCGGTGCGCGGCAGCCCAGCTGGCCCGGGATTCCCACTCGGCGCGGCGCAGCGGATCCTCCGGCACCGGCCCGAGCGTCTCCAGGGCCCACTTCGGCTGTTCCTCCGCGGTGCGCGCACCCAGCTCATGGCGGCGCTCATCGGCTGCGTCGGCCCGGGCCTCCAACCAGCCCTGCCACCGCTCCGACACCCCAGCCGGGATGAGGTCCCGGTACGAGGAGATCTGCGGGACCTTCTCGTTGAGGGTGTTGCGGATCCGGGCGTGCAGTACCCGCCCCACCGACGTCGCCCCCGTCAGAGACTTTCCGTCCAACGCCTCGTGCAGCACCTGCTCGGGGTTGCGGCCGGACACCTCGACGTAGCGGAGCAGCCGATCCACCGACCCCATCGCCTGATCCGCTGCGAGGGCCTCCCGCTGCTCCACAGTGATCGCACCGGTGGCCGCCAGCCGGTCCAGGGCCCGCGAGGTGGAGCCGGCGCGGACCTCGGCGATCCCCGCCAACAGGCGGTCCACCTGCCGCAGCGTTGACACCTCGTCTTCGCCGGCCTGGGCCTGCTCGGCGAGCGCCCCCCGCTCGGCCTCGACCCGCTCCAACCGGTCCGCCAGGACAGCCTTCGCCGTGCGCGCCTCCACGTCCTGCGCCTCACCCACCGGCGCATCCGAGGCAAGCGGCTGGGTCGTCACCCACGCGGTGTTCGCTTCACGGCCGCGGGTCATGCCGACGTAGCTGCCGGTCAGGTCATGCCCGGTGTCGACGGTGCGGCCCTGCGCCGCGTGCAGCGTGGACGCGTAGGCGAGGGACAGGTGCTCGGCCACATACGAGGCCGGCAAGGTGACCTCGACGCCCTTCCCGGTCTCCACCCGCAGCCCACCATCCGGGAGCGCGTCGAGGACCCGGTACGTCTGCCGGTTCACCACCGGCACCTCGAGACCCCAGTTGTTGCGCCGCGCCTGCACAAGGTCCCCGACCCCGGCGAGGTTGCCATCCCGACCGAGCGCCACACCGTCCTCGGCGACCCGCCCGAGGCGGACGAGCTCAGCGCGCATGGCCCCGGACAGGCGACCGGCCTGCTCGTTCGAGGACACCATCAACAGCGACTGCTTCCCCGCGAGGGTGTCGGCCAGCCACGCCCTACCGGCGTCCGCTTCCGCCTCCTCCGCGGTCCCGCACGAGCGGAGCCGGCCGTGCTTGTCGTAGTCGTCCAGCACCGACACGTCCCCGTCACGCAGCCGCAGCGACGCCTCCCGTTCCCACTCCTGCTGGAACCGGCGAACCTCCGTCAGCTCATACCGGCGTGCGGCCGCGCCGACGTCGGCGAGCGCTCCACCCGGCCCGACCGCGGCCAACTGCAATGGATCCCCGACGAGCAGCAACTTCGCGTTAGCTGCCTCGCAGCGGCGGGCGATGTCGGCGACGTCCTGGGTGGATGCCATCCCCGCCTCGTCCACCACGACGAGGTCACCGTCACGCAGCTGCCACGTCGGCGACGTCTCCACGCTGGCGCGCCACTTCTCGAAGTTGAACGCCGTCACACCCTCATCGACCATCACATCGGCCGCGGTCTGGGAGGCGGTCAGGCCGATGGTGCGTCGCCCGTACTGCGCCCACACCTCGGCCAGCGTCCCGACAGTGAACGACTTCCCCGTCCCCGCCGCCGCGTCGAGCACCTCAACGCACGCACCAGAGGTCGCCACCCCACGCACCGCGGCGGCCTGGTCGACGCCCAGCTCGACACCAGCCGCCGCGAACCGCCGGGTGACCAGCGCAACCTGCGCGTCGGTCAGCTGCGCCGCACCTGTACGCACGGCGGCCCGCTCGAGGAGGCGGTCGTCGACCATCTGCCCGGAGGTGGCGTACTTCGCGGACCCCGGACGTTGGAACGCCGACAGGCCGTTCCGGAGCTGGAACTCCGACGGCAACCCGGCCGCATCCTCAGCCGCCACCACAACCGTCGCCTCGGCGAGAGCTTTGTCGGCGAGCCCCTCCAACAAGGGACGGATCCGGCCGGCAGGCAGGTCGAGGTTCGCCGGCAACGCCGACGACACCGCGAAGATCAGATCGGAACGGGTCCACGTCGCCTGGTTCTCACCCACCGCGTCCAGCGCGCGGGCGACCACCTGCGACGGCGACCACTCGTCAGCCGGGCCAGCGTCACGGGCGGCCAGGAAGTCGTGGGCGACCTTCTCCAGCCCCCCAGCGATCGCACCGCGGGCCTCACGTTCCCACCTGTCCAGCCGCTCCTCGTTCGTCTCCCCGTCATGAGACTTCGCCTTCCTGGTGAGCAGGGTGGCCTGCTCCCGCAGGTACTTCTGCTCATGCACCGACGCCTCACGGCCGTGGCGCTGCTCGTACTCGGCGATCAACTCAGCGGCCTTCGCCGTCACCGCCCGCCGCCGTGACGAGAACAGGTCCCGTACGTCGCGGTCGACCCCGACGATCTCGCGGGACTTTCCGTCCGCGCTGGCCTCGAAGCGCGCGGAGAACGTGGCGGCCAGCTCCGCCTCAACAACCCGCTCGCCCACGGCGGCGGCGGACATGCGATGCAGCTTCAAGGCGCGTTCGTCGACACCGACCCACTCGCCGTCGGCGCGCCGGATCTTGTTGAGGATGGCCTGGTGCACGTGCAGCTGCGGGTCCCGGTCACGGGAGTCGTGCTGCAGGAACTGGGCCACCACGAACTGGTTGGCGTCGCCCCACCGGTTCGCGCCGCCGCCGTGCTTCCCAACCCGGGCGTACCCGGCGACCTCCTCCAGGTAGTCGATGCTGGCGCGGGCACCGGCCATGACGGCCTGTTCGACGGCCTTGTTCATGGCCGCCCACGACTCGGCTTCCTCGAGCTTGCCGGCGGCCCGGGCTTCGTTGGCGGCCCGTTCGAACGCCACCGACAGCACGGTGATGCTCTTGCTGGGGGAGAACGTCATGTCGAAGAACGCGACCGGCTGACGGGCCTCCCGCTCCGCGTACGCCAGGAGCTCCGCCCGCCGTTCCGGTGTGGCGTCGGGTTCCCGCTCGACCGCCGCCCGGTACAGCTCGTCGGAGGTCTTGTAGTGCTTGTGTGGGCGACCCAGGGTGCGGGCGTCCACCCACCGCTCCCGGGTGTGGGTGGCCTCGTCGCGGGGGTCGAGCAGGCGGGCGTAGACGGCCTCCATCAGGTCGGAGTCGACTACACCCGCCAGCCCGAGCGCGTGGGCGCCCTGCCCGTACCAGAGGCCGGGTGGCTCACCCGCCGCGACGGCGCCGGAGTAGTAGCCCTCCCGACCACCCGCCACCGGGCCGGTCAAGTACGAAACGGAGTAACCCTTCGCGAAACCCAGCATCGGCTCAGCGACCCCTGGCGCGGGCGGCCATCCGCTCCGGGGCGGGCGCCACCCACTCCCATGGCGTCACCGCCGACATCAACCCGGCGAACGCCTCCCGGGCGAGCTGCACCGCCTTATCGGTGCGCGCACCCACCGGGGCGGTCATCGCCCCCCACGTCCCCGACTGCGGGATGCCATGGTGCTTGTAGTCGCTCACCGGGCCCACCCGTCGTCCTGGCTGGTCCTGTAGGCGCCGTCCCAAACGGTGACGTCCCGGAGCCTGCTGGCGTGGTCCTTCATCTCTTCGGCCTTCTGCAGCCAGCGTTCGGCCTCGTCGGTTCCCCGGTCGTGCCGGCCTGCGAGGTTCCGGTAGAACGCGGAGGCTTCGGTGAACTCGTCCATCTGCCCGCCATACAGTTCCTCCCGGGAAGGGACGAACGGTCGTGGCTCCTTCTCGCTCATCGGGCCCACCCCTGTGCCTGCTCCCGCGTGTCCTGCGTCGCGTCCCAGGCCCGGTCGGTCTCGTCGAAGTGGGCTTCGAGCTCGGCGACGCGGAGGATGTTCTGCATGGCCTGCTCCTGCCGCTCGGTGCGCTCAGGGAGGCTGGTGAGCCGGTCGAACGTCCGGCGGTCGCGTGAGGCCTGCGCGTCTCGTTCGGCGTAGGCCTGCTCAACCTCGGCCTGGATCCGCGCCCGGTCGCTCTTCTCCTGGGGGGCGCGCCAGATCTGGTTGAGGGAGTGCTCGTTCGCGCTGCTCATCGGGCCCACCCGTCGTTCCTGGCGGCCGACTGCTGTGCGCCGTCCCACACCCAGACCTCAGGAGAGTCGATGAAGGCGGCGCACAGGTAGCCGTAGTCGCTCATGGGCGCGAGCTGCTCCACAGGAACCTCCTGCGCCCCGGCTCGGTGCGAGTCAACGGCGGCCCTGACCTCGTCCATGTCGGCGCCGTGGTCGAAGGTGGTGTCTCCGCCGCTCCGTGCGGCGACGGCCTCGTCGTACTGGGTCATTTGATCTTCCTTCGCTGCTGTTCACACCATCGGATCGGAGGATGCTTACGGTGTGGACTGCTTGATTCGGGCTTGTGGTGATCTTGTGTGAGTGGTGATCGTGCTGAGATGTGGATCTAGATAGGACTGAATGGACTAGCTGAACTCGGAAATGGACTAGTGCACAGGGGGGTGGAGCTTCGCGTCGTCGTACGCCTGCGCATCCGCGATCTGCTCAGCTGACGGCTCCGGCGGAAGACCCTGCGACGTCCACGCAGCCGCGACAGCGCGCATGTGCCCTGCCAGCGGCGCAGCCACCGGAGAACAAGCCGCCGCGCCACCAGGCCGGTGCTTGCCCAGGTCACACGAGCCCAACGCCTTCTGGATGCGCTCCACGACACGAGGCCGCTGCTGGTCGTGCCACATACCGGCGTGCGCCCCCCACACGCGGGCCGCGTAGGCGTCGGCGTGCGCGGTCCGCAGCCACCACAGCTCCTCGATCACCCAGGGATGCCACGCCCAGCACGGCGGGAGCTGCACCCCCGGGTAGCGCAGGTAGACGGCGTCCAACCACTGCACGAGGTCTTCGAGGAGCGCCTCGGCCTTGTCGGGGTCGGACAGCAGCAGCCACGACGCGGCCGGGCGGGTGTCGTCGATCCCCCGGAGGCGGTCGATCACCCGCCCCAACGTTTCCCCGAGATCCCCGACGGCCTGGTCGAGTTCGCCCACCCGCTCCACCGTGGGCTCCCACTCGCCCACCCGGTGGGTGAGGCGGTCGATCTCCCGGGCGAGCGCACCAACGTCGGGTGTCGGGTCAGTGGGCGACATCGGTCAGCTCCCGTGGGTGGGCGAGCACCGGGTGGGTGGGCGCGGTGGGTGTGGGTGCCGGGTGGGCGACCACGTGGGTGGGCGACAGAGCGGGCGCCCAGGGGGTGAACCCGCGGCGCTTCCACACCGGGTGCACCCACCCGACGGCGGGTGGCATGTCGGAGAACACGACCACCCGGAACGGTGGGAGGCTCGCGATCTGGGCGGGCGCCAGGACGGGTGTCTTCCGCACCGAGGTGGAGGTGACCTTGCCGTCGCCGCCGCGGGTCTTCACGACCTCGTCACGGTCACCGGCGAGGGAGGCCCACGCGTTGAGGTCGTCGGGGTCCTTCGTGCCGCCGTAGAGCATGACCGAGCCCGCGTTGTTGAGGATCTTGGAGGCCCCGGTGCGTCCCCAGCGATCCACCAGGTCCGCTCGGGACTGGAACGCGCAGATCAGCTGAATCCCGGAGCCGCCGGAGTCACCGGACCAGTCGGGCAGCGGCACCGGCGACACCCGCGCGGCCTCGTCGAGCGCAAGCATGAGGGGCGGGTCAAGCCGCCCAGCCGGCTGCAGCGCCGCCAACCGGCGGGCCTCCCGCGCCACATACCCGGTGAACGCAGCCAGCAGCGGCGCTGTGTGCGCCTCATGCCGCCCCAGCAGGTACACCGTGCCGCGGTCGCGCAGCAGCGTGGCCACGTCGAACGGGGCCCCACCCTCGGTGGCGGCGACCGCGTCCGGGGAGGTCAGCCACCCCAACGCCGGCGTGATGGCGTTCGTGATCGACGACTGCGTTTTGTCGGTCAGCGCAACGAACTGGTTAACGTCCTCGAGGAACGCCGTCGGGTCCGGTGACCGCTTCAGCAGGGCGTTGAGCTCCGCCGAGGCGGCCGCCGGGTTCGCCACCCACCGCTGCACATCGCGCATGCTCCGACGACCGGACGGGTCGAGAGCGGCGGCGTGCAGGAACGACGCGAAGTGCCGGCGGGCCTGACCATCCCAGAACTCCCGCTCGTCCCCTTCGGCCTCGGGGATCATGTCGGCGGCCCGGGCGGTGGCAGTGGTGGGGTCCTGGCAGCCGGTGAGCGGGTTGAACGTGACGGTCGACTCCAGCTCACCGAGCCCACCCGGGTTGAACACCCACACCTCACGCCCGCCGGTCTCCCGGGCGGTGCGGGTGAGCCCGATGATTTCGGTGCGGGTGGAGGTGGTGAGGACCGCGCCGGGTGCGTCGGAGATGGCCCCGGCGAGCCACGCCGTCTTCCCCTTCCTTGGCCCGCCGATGGCGAGCACGACGTCTTCGCACGACGCCCACAGCCACATCCCACCGGAGCGGCACAGCTTCACACCGAGCTCGGTGGTGGGTGTCCGCCACCTCGCCCACCAGCCGACGTCGCGGAGGTGTGGGCGGACAGCGGCGGCCTTGCGGTGCATCGCCCACCAGGACCCGTGCCAGGCGACCTGCCACAGGGTGGCTACCCCGGAACGTCGGCGGGCGCGTTCCCCGGCGCGGGTGACGGTGCGGGCGTTCCCGGAGCGGAGCCATGCCACCCACCCGGTGACGACCCCGCCGCCCACGAGGAGGGCGGCCAGGAACGCGGTCGTGCCGTGGGCGAGGTACACCCACACGGCGAGACCCATCCCGAGCCCGGCGAGGGCGGTGACGATGAGCCTGCGGTCGACCTGGCGGGAAAGCGAACGAACTACAGCGGTGACGGCGACGGTGGCGACGACCCCGCCGGCGGCGAGCAGCAGCAGGGTGGGGTTCATGACGTCACTACCCGGAGGCTGACGAGCAGGATCGCAACCAAGCCGATAGCCATCACGACGGGCCACACTGCGAAGCCACTGAGAACGGCGGCCACGAGGCCGCCGGCAGCAGCTGCCACGTCGAGGGCGAGCGTTATGCGGCTCATCGGCCGGTGCCTGGTGAGCCGGCGCCGGTCGACGAGGTTCCCTGCTACGAGACAGACGCCCGCGGCGATTAGGGCGATGGCCGCGGGATCGGCTACGACAGAGAGGTTCATGACGCGTGTCCGTTCGTGGAGTAGGTGCGGATGAGCTGCTTCGCCTTGTGCTCGGTGACGCCCAGCTCCCGCTGCAGGCGGACCTTCCCGAGGCCCTGGTGGACGAGCTGGCGGGCCTTGTCGTGGTCGACGTCCTGCGGACGCGGGTTGGGGGTGGGCCTGCGTGGCGGCTCGGCAACAGGCACGAGCGCGACGGTGGGTGCGCTGCGCCACTGCACGGACATGCCGTTGTCCTCGAGCGCCGGCAGCTCCTCGCCGGGCTCCTCCTCGACTACCGGTGCTGGCACGTCGGCGCGACCGACGAGGACGAGCAGGTGGACCGTGCCGCCGACCACTGCCGGTGCAATGGCGCCGACGATGACGGCGGCCCACCACGGCGGTGTCACCTCGAGGGCGTGCCAGCCGGTGGCGGCGGCGTTCGCGGCCACAGTGAGGGCGAGCAGCGCCCAGGTGAGCCACCGCGCGAACCGGCGTGCGTCCTCACGGCCCCCCGGGGACAGCCACACCGCGCACGACACGGCCGCGCCGGCATCTACCGCGAGAGGGAGGAGCGGCGCCAAGCTCTCGTTGATCCGGACAGCGACTGCGAGGCTCCGCAGCGCGTCGAACGACAACACGGCAGCGGCGCCGAGGACGACCGCGAGACCGAGCATGGACAGCCAGCGGCTCATCGGTCGATCACCCGCGAGTACAGGAGCGCCCCGCCGGCGACGGCGAGCAGGACGACGAGCCCGATGACGGCGATGTGGAACCGGCCGTCGGTGTCGAGGTAGACGCGGATGACCGCGCCGGAGGCAATGGCTGCGAGCACGGTGAGCGGTACGAGCCACACCCCGGACTCGGCGGACCGGCAGCCCGCGGGGGGGAGGGGCACCGCGAGGGGCTGCGTGGCCTGCTCGGCTGGGGCCTTGGTGGGGGCGCTCACCGTGCCCGCCCCTCGTCGCCATGCTGGTCCAGCAAGCTCGACCAGTCGACCGTGTCGGATCGACGCACGGCCTCGTCTGCTGCGAGGAGCTCGGCTTGGGTGCTCCTGCGGACTTCCGCCCAGTACGCCGCGTGCGTTCGGTCGAAGTCCTGTGTCGGGCTCTGTGGGTTGTCGGGGTCGAGTTCCCGCTCGCCGGCGTCCCGCTCGGCCAGATGCAGGTTGAGCAGCCGCATGACCTGGTCATGGCGGACGGGCGGGACGGCTTCGTTGCCGCGGCCGACCCGCAGGATGCCGCGGAGGCCCTTCATCGGGTCCGCCCCTCGGCGTCGCTGTCGTGGGCTGCGAGCCAGGTGGTGAGGCCGTCGCGGATCGCTTCTGCCTCGTCGACACGCCAGTCCACCCACTGGTTGCCGTCGGGGTGTCCCAGCGTGAGGCGGACGCGGTCACCCGAGGCGCTGAGGGTGGTGGTGCCGTGGTCGGTGGTGTCGGTGCTGGGTGGGCTGACAGGATGCTGCACAGCCCCTCCTTCCTGCTGGTTCAGGGGGTGGGGTAGGCCCGGCTGGGAGGTGCGAACTCCTGGTCGGGCCGTCTTCGTGTGGACGCCTAGCCCTGTCCACATCTGGACAGTAGCGCGGATCCTCAGTACTGTCCAGATGTGGACAACCACATGGATAACCTGATCAACCATGACGAGCCGCGAGGAGCGCAACGCGTTGAAGAACTTGAGCCGGCTCCTCGCCAGCGACCTTGCGACGATCGACCAGGAGGAGCTCCTGGCAGGCGTCCGCGACGCCGAGGTGGCCTTCGACAGGTCGCCGGAGTGGAGCGGTCAGCTCCTGGCGGAACTGAAGCGGAGAGGCTGGTCGTGGCCACGTCTCGCTGCGATGACCGGGATGAAGAAGACGACCGTCATTCGTCGAGCGCAGCCGTACCGATAGACCGCCCGCACACGTACATCCGACCGCTTGCGCCGGACAGAGGCGTCGTCTACCGCCACCACGACGCGGCCGGTGTCCTGCTCTACGTCGGCTCAACGACGGTCTTGGCGATGCGCCGCCGTCAGCTCTGTCACGGGAGTTCCGCCCGCTGGTGGCGGTTCGTGGTGCGAGTCGAGCACGAGGAGCACGAGAATCGGCGCGCTGCTCTGGACGCCGAGCGAGCGGAGATCCACGCCGCGACGCCGATCTTCAACCGCAACCGGCCAGGGGGAATCGAGGAGCACGAGGCGCGGGAATTCGCGTACCTCGCGGCACACTCATGCGTCCCGGACTGGTGGGGGCCGAAGCTGCGTTCGCTCCGGAAGCTCGATCCCGTGACTCGACGAGCGCACGTGGACGTGCTGCTGTCTGGGATCGGCGTACCTGTTTGAACCGCTGGCAAGCGCCCGAGCCGAAGAGTGATCCACATACTCCACGGGTACTCCACAGATTCGGGATCGCAGCGCCACTCGCGGGCGCTCACTCGGGCTCGTTCCGGCCGAGCTCTGAGTAGGCGGCCCTGCAGGTCAGCCCGCTAATCAGCGCGTCCCGACGCGCACCCACGCTCACTACGGCTCATCGCCCGCCGAGCACTCGCAGGGTTACTGGTTCGAGTCCAGTCGGAGGAGCATA